CGGAGTGTACGGGACTCGAACCCGTGGCCTCATGCGTGACAGGCATGCGATCTAACCAACTGAGCTAACACTCCAAAACTATATTAAGATGTACTACAGGAACCATTGTAGATCTATCTCTACCTAAGGGAACGTCTCCGCATAGGCCTCCACGGTCATTACTGCCTACATGATCCGTCATCTCATCCTATTGCTAGGACCTGACTTCGTGAACTCTAAGATTGCGTAGGGCGGCCCCTTTGCTCCTCTCTTAAAGTGCCTAACGGTGTAGGTAACCTCTAATACATTTTAATATAGTAAGAAACTATATTAAGATATATTATAGGAACCATTGTTGATCTATCTCTACTTACAGGAACCTTTCCACGTAAGTCTCAACGGTCATTACTGCCTACCGACTCCGTCATCCGATCCCATTGCTAGGACCTGACTTCATGGACTTTAAGATTGCGTCAGTAGCTCTCGACTACTTGCACCTCTTTTTAAGTCCCTAACGGTGTAGGTAACCTTTAATACATTTTAATATAGTATGAAACTATACTAATTTAATTTTTAAAGAACGTTGTTAATTTCTTAACATGTATGTATTGTAGCAAACTTTTCTTTTTGGTGCAACTGTTTTTTACAACTGTTGCTTTTTTGCTACAACGTTTGTTTGATAACAAACTTGGTTAATTTCTTAACTTGTTTCTATTGTATAACAAACGTCTTTATGTGTCTGTTGTATTTTTACAACATGTTGTTATTCTAAAACACACTAGTTTGCTTAATGTGTTTTAGAATACCCTCTTGGTAGAGGATATGGTAGGGTTGATACCCTACCCAGGAGTCTTACTAAGTGCATTTTCGCTACACGTTCATGTATCCTGTCCGCCCGTTTTGCTTGTTTATTGTGTTGCAGGGACCTCGTTTCCCATTCCACATAACAAAAAACCCTAGGGTTTTTAATCCTAGGGTCCTTGGAGTTTGTGTACTTTTTAGTTACACCGTGTCCTCCCGGACCCTAGTAATCTCTGATGTGCGATCATTACTTGTAAACATCGGCGCACAAATCACAGACCAATAGGCTAACACGCCTAGTTTGGGCTGTTTATTTTGTAGCGAATGTCTTAGAGTTGTTTGCATCATGTACCTATTGTAGTTTATTTATCTCTTGTTGTCAAATGTATTTATTAAATTCGGTAATCAACCAGGGAAAAGTTTTTGGCCAACTTGTGCCGCGTCTACGATCCATTTCAGTTAAAAAGTAATACAATCGTTTTATCATTTCCAAATTTGGTCGTTTGCTAGCAGATTGTTTAGCTATACCCAACAGATAATTTTTATTAGATTGATCTTCAGGGAATGTATCTGCTTTAAGAGCAATTGCTCGATTAAAATCATCAACAAAAATATCCCCAAAAATATCAATTAGGAAATGTGGTGGCCCACTTGGTGCACATTGATAATGTGCAACAGGTCTAATTTTATTCCATTCACGTATTTTAACTAATAAATCCGGCAAAGTCTTTACAGTCAACGGAGTTACTGTAGAACTAATAATTAAATTTATCCACTTATGTTGTAGTAGATAGTTAAAATTTTCTTCCCATATAGTTAGATCCAATGGAAATCTAACGTATTCTTGTTCTGGCCCCCAACAATCTAAACTTGCAGTTATTTCAACCCCTGCAATTTTTTTACTGCCAACTAATTTGCGTAACCTGCCAACAATGTTGGTTAGATGTTTTAAATTTGTATTAAGATTAGTAAAGAATTGTAATTTTAAATGCGGTGCAGGATATTCATCAAATAAATCTAAGCATTGCTCAAATTCTTTTTGATACAATGGTTCTCCACCTAATATGTTAAAATTAGTCAGATACTTTCCGTTTTCCTTAAGCCAAGAAAATATCTTTTCTTTATTTGAATCTATATTTTTACTTTTTTGAAATTTGTCAGAAATATCAATTGCTTGACTTTTAAAATACCCAAATTTTTTATTTTCAGCGTCCCACAGACTACTAAATTTAGGACTACAATACAAGCATTTTAAATTACAGGTATTGTCAAAGTAAACTTCTAATATTCGCGGAGTAACACGTATTGCAGAGCTATCAGTGTCTAGCTCGGGTGGCGGATACATACCTGGAAAATTTAAATTTGTGATCCTGTCACTTTGTCCGCCAGCATCTTCTATATTTTTACAGTATTCACAGCCATCCCCGGGCCATTGGCCCTCTAGCATCAAAGATCTTTGCTTGAGTTTTTCGGGGGTGTTGTGAAAATCGAATGTGCTAGTGTCAAATTTATGTTGGTTTACACGATGACAACTAGCAGTTTCTTCAGTTGTTAAAAAAATTGTACTCCAATTCCACTTTAGCTGGCAAGCAGTTTCGGTTTGAATTGGAAATAATTTATGCTTTAACGTCATTCGTAGTGGTGGTATTCAACGTTGGTTCGTTAATACGTTTAAGTTCATCGTCAGTCATAAAACGACTTGGTTGTTCATTTACTGTATTCCAGTTTTTAAACCAACCCAGTGGTTTCCAGAATCTATAAATGATGTTGTTAACAACAACAATAAGAATTACTGCTACAAGAATTGCCAAACCAGTTAAAATACTTCCGGCCAAAATGTTAGCGGCGTTATCGATATCCATTGTGTTTCCTTGAAAAGTTGATTGGTGCGCCGAGAGGGACTTGAACCCCCAACCAATCGATTATGAGTCGACTGCTCTAACCAACTGAGCTATCAGCGCAAGTTTTATATTATACTAGCAAATTAGTATTGTGTCAAGTTCTACGTTGACGTCCGGGCACAGTCTGTGGCGTTGTAGCAACACGTTTTGTACGAGGAGTAGAATCTGCTGGGCCAAGACCATGTATGGCTACATCTTCTTTTTCTTCTTGCTGTTCTGCTTGTGCTCGAAGTTGTACACGAGTTGGGTCGCTGTTAAATTTCTGGAAATATTCTTTTGCTCTGGCACTTGTTGCACTTGGACCAAAATAAATTCCGGGACTACACTTGGCTGCACTTCTATTCATAGTCATTGGACTAGGAAAATGTACCGTCGATTCTCCAGAATTAGAATCTGGTTTGTCGTTTAACAAGTTAACTATGTCCTTGGCCATAATGATCTTGTACTCTTGCACACTACTGTTAAACAAGATAAACCCATCGTTGCCTTTGCCAGCTGCGTATTCAATTAATGCCATTACACCCTGTTCACGTGCAATAGTTTTTGTATCCATGGTATCAATGGCCTTCATTAGGCGTCGCATCGCGGCTTTAAAATCATATCCTGGGAAATTTAAAGTACTAGGAAACATAGATCCCATCATGTAGCCAATTAATCTTGGTGCGGCGCCCGGCTTTTTGACACTTAGCAAATTTAAAAATGTAACAAGATCTGGTAACTTAGAACTACGGAAGTCTGCATTATTCCATAATGAATTCATTTTTGTATCCATTGTACCAAAGTTCTCTAGCAACCAATCATTGCCAACACTACGCAGTTGTGCACCCGATACTTCTTTACCAGCCGTGCTGTCTAACCATGCTTCGTTTGCTTTACCGGTGCTAGGCAAAGAACCATCTTTGTTACGCTTACTAGTAGGGCTCAATGAACCGCATTTAACTTCAAATTTGGTGCGTTTACCATTGATGTCAATTACAACATCGCCACCTTCATCAGCAGCAGGTTTCTTAGCACCGCCCATGATAGCCAACATAGCTTCAAATGGGCCAGTGGCTCCGCGTTGTCCAGTACTTAAACTAATGTCTAACAATGTATCTTTAACACTTGCAAACACATCTTTAACACCAGGAACTTTAGTTGTAACTACATCATCAAGTGATCCTTGTCTACGTTTTAACATACCTGCTACGTCCATGGCAGTATGATTTTCGCAGGCCTTTAAGAACTTTACACGTGATTCTCTTGGAATAGAAATACTAAACATACCAACAAGATTACGTGCCCAAATTGGTTTAAGATCAAAGTCCTTGGCAAATTGTTGTGCAGTTCTTTCAATGTCGGCATCAAGTTTACCAATTTCGCCCTTGGTATTAAGCTGAATACCTTTAATTGCTGCTGTAGTTGCACGAGCAACTTCAGGTTGTTGTGCTAACTGTACTTTAGTACTTAATGCCGCAACATACTGTTCAAACTCAGCCAACTTAGCGGCTTGATTTGGATGTTCTTGTTTGTATAATGCAAGAGCCGCATTTAAATATGCTTCATTTGCATTAGCAATAAATTGTTTGTTAGGAGTTGCACCTGATTGTTGTTTGATTGCTTCTGTTATATCAGGTTGTACAACACGTAAAATATCAGCAGTAGTACCAACGATATAATCAATAAATTGATTTAGCGGAGACCCAGCAGGCAATTTGCTTTGTGCTTGAATCAAAGTCTTTAAGTTTGCGCCAAAACTAGTGGGTGAGGCGGCTTCTACTAGTGTAATTAAATCTCTCATCTTGTATTTATTCTTTTAATTAGTTATTTGATAAAGCCCGCGATCTAACCATTGTACTACTAGATCATCTAATCTAGCATGCCCATATTTGTTTACGCTTTTAGCAAGATAATCATTTATTAGTCCTTTTTCTGCTAATTCATACCATGACACTTGCTCAGTTATGGGGTCATTTTCTGTTGCGTATACTGCTGCGTACAACCAAGGACTATTGTCTACTCTATAAAAATAAGCATCATTACAATCAAACCCTGATATGGCCAGCATATATATTAAGCTGAGTATATTGTGACTGTAATATTGATGACTATGGTTGGCTACTACAAGCCTATTATTTAGCAAATAAGTAGTCTGTGGGATAGCCATTATTAACATGCCGTTTATGTTCATTGAACGTTTCCATGTGGCTAAACATTTAAAAGGATCTCTAGCATACTGAAAACTATCATGTGCCCAAATTATATCAACGTCCCTGGGCAATAGTCGCTCTTCAAAGTCACCTTCAATGGGTATAATATTTTTAGTTGCAAGAACTTCAGGTTCTAAACGACCGATATCTTTATCAACTGCATATACTATATAATTTCTAGGTTCCGGCGGATCATCACGTGTTTCAAGATTGCCCCACCAGTATGAATCAAGCCCTTGCCCACAACCCATGTCTGCAACAGTGAGTATGTTGTCTAAGAAGCTGTCATATCCATAAATTAAATTTAAGATAGTTAAACTATGTTGATGACTGTCGTATGCGTTTTTAAATAGAGCCATCGGTTAATATATCCAGTACTACTGTTTCTTTAAATTTTTTAAGTCGAGGCTCAAGTTGGTGGCAAGCCTCTGCAATCTCATGATCACTGCCCCAGGCTCGTTGTGTATGTAAATGATTTGCCCACGTTGCACAACTTTCTTTAGCAATCTCAACATCTAATGCATTATGATAAGGTCGGGCGCGGCAACATGCTGAGTACTCGTCTAGCATCTCATCTGCACGTGCTTTCCAATCTATCATACTATGATATCCTCCATACCAGCAGTACGTAACCTAACTACGTGTCCTAGCATAAAGTTTTTACTTTCAATGCCTTTCATAACGCCTAACCACTTGTTTCGTAGTAATGCGACTTCGTTAATGATGGTTTCCATGTCAATTACTTCATCTTCGGCCTCGGCGTACTTTTCAGCGTCCCTACTGGTTAATGCACGAGCATACGCTTCAAGATATTTTTTATAATGCTTTTGCCTAATCTTACGCAACTGTATATTTAAGAATTCCAATACAGCTTCAATTTCCTGTAATTGATTGAATCGTTGCTCAGTAATTCCCGGCAGATTACTTAGCGCACGCTCAACATTACCAGTGATGCGAATTTCTCCCTTGGCAATCTTTAATTCATGTTCGTAGTAATCAATAAATCCTGGAATTTCGCCCAGGTTTGCAACAACTCTGTTATACCACATGTTTAATCTTCGTAATTATAGTTGTCGTCTTCATCTTCTTCATCAGCTGAATACTCTTTGAAAGCACGTTTTAATGTAGAATCAGTGCCTCCAAATTCTCGGAGATCCAAATCATTCAACATATCAACCATGACACTCATTAAGTTATCTGCTGCTTCTTGTCGGTCTTTTGTCGGGATATACTGTTTTAAAATAGTATACATTTCACTAAGGACTTCAACCTCGATACTCATAATGTTTTACCTTCTGCAATTAATTGTTTAACTCTTATTAAGTTTATTCGTCCTGCAAATAAACTTGCATCATCAACTACTTTATGTATGACAATTTTTTCAATGTTAGGATTTTCTAACAATTCCCTCATTTTAACCAATATGTTTTCGTAGCACCTGTTAAAAATTGTTTGGCAACGTATACTCATTGGATAAAAGTTTAAAACTCTATCTGTGGCAGTAGGTTGATCAAACAAATATTCCGAGTAAGAATATATATCATCATCTAGTGCTAATTGTACTGCATTTTGAATATCAACTGGAAAAATTCTTGCGCCGCTGGGCAAATCAATAAATGATCTTCCTAGTATATGATATTCGCCATTTTTAAATTCAACATAGTCGCCAGTATTAAAGTATCCATCTTCGTCTAATGATTTAACATGTACACTTTGACCTTCTGATTTGGCCCATAATTGCCCATTAACTACTTTAACTTCTGTGCCGGGATATATTTTACCAATTCCAGCACCAAATACATCAAAATTTGGAGTATCTATTTCAAGTACTGCAATAGGAATAGAGCTTACCAATGATCCATAACAACTGATAATCTTATCTGCACCTGCATTAAAAATAACATCCATTGTTCTAGGACTAGGTTTATTGCCGCCTACAAATACTGTTGTACCTTTGAATACATTAGGTGGTAATGTAAAGTTAGGATGCCATTCTGTAATTTTTAAATGTACATCATAGAACCACATTTTAGTAAAAATATTTCTATTGGCCATCATAACCAAATCGTAGAAATTATTCATTGTATAGTATGTGGTTCCAGCAAGTAACGGTGCAATCACCACCTGGGAAGTTAATCCAATATGAGTAACACCATTGACAGATCCAAAATGATCATCTTCGTCATAAAACGATTTAGACATCATTGCGGCTCCGATATAGGTCCCGCTAGTATGGGGAACATAGGTATTAGCAAGTCCCAATACTTCTCCACCTATTAGATCCCGAGATGGATCAATGTATGTTGGTGTGTATGTTGGCCTATTTGCTTCAAATTCCGAATTCAACTCTTTTTCATTGAGTATATACAAAGGTAAATCTGCTATTGGACTATCTTCAACTTTGTTCGGATCAAACCATGTAGAACCAAATGCTGGATTAATATAATTTATGTCAACACCTGCACCCCTGCGTCTAAAGGGCTCTGGTCCATCTGTTAAATTTGAAGTTTCAATCATTATACCAAGTTCAGCGGCAGCAAAAAACATAGCAATGCTGTCGATGATGGGAAATGTGCAAATAAGAATACGTTTATATCCTGCGGCTTGCCATTTATTTTTCCAGAACTGTGTGCGATCTAAAAAATATTGTTTATCTCGTTTATTAAATGCAAGATCTACTATTACAGTTTTATCATGTATTAGATCCTGAGTGCTAGTAGGAGTCGACCAATCAATCATTTATTGTATGCCCATCATTAATTAATTGTTTAATTCTTAGCAAAATAATTCGACCAGCAAATAAATTTGCATCATTAACCAGTGGATTTATTTTTATTTCAGTTATACCAGTATTTTCCAGGATATTTTGTAGTGCAGATAACAAATTATCTTTGTTTCTTACCATAACATCTTTGGCACGTTTACTTAAAGGATAGAATTCAATGCATGAAGGTTGTTCTTCAAACATATATTCAGAATAATACAAATCTTCATCTAATGCTGATTGTACTGCATTTTGAATATCAACTGTAAAGACTTTTTTACCACTTGCAGTAAACCTACGCTCTCTACCTAGGTATTTATACACTCCGTTGGTTAAAGAAACATAGTCAAATGTATTAAAAAATCCGTCGGCATCAATATCTTTGATATATTTGCTTTGTGATGAAGTTTTAATCCAAAGTTGATCGTCAATGATCTTTACTTGTGTTTCATCATATACCCTACCTAAGTTTGAATTATAAACATCAAATTGATCATTGTCAATTTCTAATTCAAATACTGGGCCAACTGCTAAGAATGTACCATAACAGCTTACAATTTTATCTGCCCCAGCGTCGAAGACCACATCCATTAATCTAGGACTAGGAATAGACCCTGCACAAAATATTGTACAGTTTTTAAATGCATTAATAGGTATAGAAAAGTTTGGATGCCAATCAGTTAATTTTAAATGTACATCATAGAAAAATACTTTAGTGAATATATTTCTACATGCCATAAACAACAAATCATAAAATCCGTTGATTGTATAAAATTTTACACCAGCAAACAATGGACCAAGCACCACCTGCGACAATAATCCAATGTGTGTGATCCCGTTTACTGCACCAAATCTATCTGAGGTGTTGTACATAGGCATACATAACAATCCAGCATGCATAAATCTATCCGCAGTATGCATAACTCTACTATCAGGAATACCAGTTACTTCGCCAGTGATTAAATTTGCTTCAGGATGGATTAAATCAGGACTATACAAGGGCCTGTTGGATTCAAAATCTTTGGTAATGGCTTTTTCGTCAAGTATAAATACCGGCAAATGCCCAATTGGGCTACCTTTTATATCACGTGGATCAAACCAACTTGATGAAAAGAATGGATTAATATAATTCATTTCGGAAGTATCTGACCTGCGAATAAATGCCTCAGGGCCGTCAGCTAAATTTGATGTAGCAATAACGACACCAAGTTCAGCAGCAGCAAAGAAAATAGCAATAGTATCAATTGTTGGGTTGCTTGCAACTAATACTGTACGGTACCCATGTTCTTTAATATGGTTTTTCCAATATTGTACTCTATCAAGAATATATTGTTTATCTCGATCAATAAATTCTAAGTCCACAATAATTGTATTATCATGGATTAGATCCTGTGTTGTAAAAGGTTTGCTTGTATCAATCATTGAATTATTTCGCCAGCACTGGTTTCACAGTCTGCGTGATTAAAAACTTCATTTACTAATTCTTGCGTAGTCCATCCCATAGCATGTAGTACGTGAATAGAATTTACAAACAAACTGAATATTACTGTGCCAGGTTCGTAGTTGTCTTCTTCACGCTCAAATACATCGTCAAAAATTTCTTCTGCAATTTCTGCACCACGCTGAATCATTTCATCTGTAACTTCTTCTGTAGTGTTAGTCATTCTTCATCAACTCCGTCAACGTCAACAGATACATCAACTGTTGTATGATGTGGGTTTGCAATAAAATCTGCCATTACTTTGTCCAATGAACCGTCATCGTTGCGTTCCCATGCTTTACGGAACTGCTTAATAACTGTACCATCGCTTAAAGTATATTTCAAACTGTTACCTTCTTTGGCCAACAATCCTTTACCTTCAAATAAGTCAACTAGTCCGCTATAGGGATTCATGCCAGACTCATAAGGAATCTTAACCTGTACTGATTCAAATGGCTTTGCATAGCGTGTTTTCATGATCTTACAAGCGGCACGAATACCTTTTACTTCTGAGATCTTGTTACCGTCTTCGTCTTCTTTTAACTTCAACTTACGCATAGCAACTACAATACTACTGGCGTAGATAAAACCCTGACCTCCGGAAATTTTATCATCGGGGTCAAACATATCTTGGCTTGCGTATGTGTGGTTAGTGGCAACTAAACCAATATTCAAACTACCAAACATGTTTACACAATTACGAACCAATGCAGTAAGTGCCTTAGGCTTACGACCCATGTCACCTTTTAAATCACCTGCTTCAAACTGATTAACATCAGTTGGTGTTAACAACATACCTAAACTGTCAAGAACAATTAAAACCTTGGGACGTTGATCTTCGGGCAAAGTTTTGTATTCTTTAACAAACTCTGTAATCATTTTAGCAACGTCGTCGATCATTGCCATGTTAAGTTTAAGCAATTTATCTTCTGACGTATCTACATTTAGTGCATGCAACCATGCTTCATCTAGTGCGTTTTCTGTATCAATCAAAATTACATAGATGCCTTGCTTTTGTGCATTTGCAACTAAATTACCACTACAGATAAAACTTTTACCTGCACCAGACTCGCCAGCAAACACCGTAACCTTGCCCATTGGGATACCTTTGGTGAAGTCACCCGAGATCAGATAATTAAGTGCATAATTGTTTGTGCTTACCCAGTCCGTCGGATCGTTAAATCCAACAGAGATCCCGTCAATGCTTTTTGTAATCGATTTTCTAAATTTGCTTACGTCAAATGGTTTGCCCATGATAATTTCCTTTAAGTGTAAATATTGAATTCATCTGTATTTGTAGGTATTGTATGTATCAATTTGATCCGAGTAGGTTTATAGTATCTAATTAACAATGCGTGAACTATTGCTGTTTCGTAGTATGTTAATTCGATCGGTTGACTTACTTTGTCTATTATAGATTCAAATACCTCAAAAGAATGTTGTACTGTATTATAGTACTTGCTGTGTTGTTTTGCAACCTGTTTGCAAAACTCGTTAACCTTTTCTGCAATGGGAGTGAACCCACAATTTTGAATTGTAGTACCAATTGATTTTGGGTCTTCCCAATACCATGTAATATCAATATCATATTCGTGGAATACTTGGTCTGTATCCAAGATATTAACTAATGTTAAAGTATTGGCTTCTAATTCGTCAACAGAGTAATCGATTCCTATATCAACGTCATTGTGTATTAAATGTAACAATAGACGTCCACGATCATCGCGGGCTACAGTACCTAACTGTTCCACTAGTTCGGTTGTATCAGTTAACCATCTATTGTCTATGCACTTGGACCAACGAAGATCCGGCAAAGAGTTATCCAGCATTACCACTTTTACATGAGTAGTTGGGTCAATTGGTATACCAGTCTTACTTAAATTATAATCTTGATAAAAAGGGCGCACTCGTTGATGATCAAACATATGATGCAACAGATGTCCAGTTATATTTGGATATCCATCTAACCCACCTTCCACTGTGCAATAGTCTAGTAATGCAGATAGTGTGTGTATTTCGAAATCAACTAAATTAATCATACATTATATATTTTTGATCTATCCCAGTATTTGTATACTATGTTGCTTACGCCTGCAAAATTAAGTAGCTCCCCACGAAGAGCAGCGCAATTTGCGATAGTATCGTACGCCGCTTTTCTAAAACTGTAGACATATAATGTATCGTCAACGTAATTGAGTACAAAATCATTTAACGTTACATCACTATTGATTATTCCAATCATGAATTGTTGCACATCTGCAATGTATTGATTATTAATCAGCTGATTACCTTTGAAAAATACTCGGTTGTTATACTCAGCAACATAATTGCTAGTATCCCGACCATTGGCCCACAGTTTATTATTTTCAATTGTGTAATCTATTAGACTATCACCTAGTTCATTTGAAAAATAGCTGTCATCTGTTTTACGAATTGTTTTACTGAAAATTGGTGTCAGTGATGTATCTGGAATATATAAGGCTGTTATAGCATCCACACCTCTACTAAACAACCAATCACATACTTTGGCCGACGGTGCGGCTTTTTGTGGTCCAGATCGTGCAGTAATTATCCGAGCACCATCAAAATCAAATTTAAAAGACTCTGACCCAAACGGACTGCTTTTGTTCATGCTATCTTCAAGTAACTTAAATGCTTGTAAATGCGTCGGAGATATTACTATATAGTCTAGTCCTTGTGTTCGCAGTAGACTTGCTAGTTCAATCATATGCGAGCAAGAATATATTGTTGACTGCTCAATCATAAGAGGTGTAAGCAACATTGGCAAAGTTTCATGATGCATTGTATACTGTATTGTTGCAATATTTCCGCCGCTAAAAATTGATTTTAATAACGGCTTAGACGCTAGAATAAATTCTTCAACGGTATACTCTACTAAATTAGAAAATACGCGATTAGAATCCGCTACGTTTTTAATTAATATTGAATTTAATTTAAACTCTGTGGCTGTGTATACAGGATCTTTATGATAATGATTGGCATTTAAAAATTTAGGTCTATCGGTTGATATTTCAGTTTTACCAAATCCAACAATAGTTAAATCTACTGTATTAGCCAATTCATCAATCATGTCATTTGAATAAGTGCCTGTATAAATGGTAATGCCATTTTCCATGCATGCAAGTATTATAGCGATACAGTCCAAGCATTGGTAAAAGTGCATAGAAATAGTTGTAATTGATCGTTCGGCAAAATAATCTTTCCAATATTGAACTCTATTTAAAATATCTTTTTTTTCGTAAAAAGGAAATACCGAAGTTGAATCAACTATACAACCGCCGTATATTAAATCTTTGCTCGAAGCACCACTACGTATCGTCATTTTAGTTTATAAAGTTCTCTAAAAATCTTACTACTATCTATGCTGCGGCGTTGATCTAGTTCTGCCAATTGAGCAAAGGATCCAGACAAATCTTTCGCCCACGGCTGTTCTAAATATTCCAATATGTTTCTGTAACTGTTTTCTAATAGAAATCCTGGCTTATTAGCAATACGTTGAGTAAATTCTTGTTTAACTTCATCTAATACAGTATCGGGCAAGTTTCGTACGTTTAAAAACTCAGGGGTAATAATACCGCCAATGATAAAACTATTATTGTGAAATCCCTGTTGTTGAAAATACTCAACGCAATCAAATAGACTCTGATAGTTTAACAAGAAATATAACATGTTAAACGATATTTTATGATCCAACTGTTTAATTGTATTTAAGTTATCTAAAAAGTCAGTCCAAGATCCACCATAACGTATATATTCGTATTCCGCTTCAATGGTTTCTACACTTACAGTCCAATGTACATTTTTAAATTCACATACTAAATCAAATACTCGTGTGTCTGTTTTACTTAGGTTACTGTTAATGCGTAGATTAACTCCAGGATTTGTTTTAAGTAATCGTTCTAGTAATTCTACATTTTCTTTCATTAGCAGGGGCTCGCCACCGGCTAGATATACATGATTCAATTGACTGGTATGATCAAAAATATAGTTTTTAAATTCTTCACGCTGTTGATTAGTGGGCATTTCCTGTTGGATGTTTAATTCCGCAGCCCATTTACTGCTGAATCTAGGAAAGCAATACACACAAGCAAAGTTACAAAGGTTAGTCCAACGTATATCTGTTTTACGTAGCCCAAATGTTGCAGGACTATCGTATAAACTTTTATCAACGTGTTTCATTTCTTTAAGATAAAACACACGGTCACTGATAATATCAAAACTACGTTCGTTCTTTTCTAATGTGTAACAAGTATCACAAGTGGCACAAGGTTCGCCTGCACGCATTTGTGTACGGTTCATTATATTAACAGGACTATTTACAATTTCTTCAATTGAATTGTCTTTTATATTTCCTATTTCGCCTGTACTGCGTATGCAATTCTTTACTGCACCATCGTAGTTGTACATTAACCCAGTCCAGGGAATAGGGCAAAAACTTTTATTAGTTAAGTATTCCTTACTCTCCATAATAAACACGTGGATAATCCTGTGCAATATCTATACCACGTAATCTATCCTGCATTGATATATATTGTTCTAACTCCATGATATTACTTTTGTCCACAGCAACAAATTGTGATATAATGTGGTCGCCTAATTTGTCTATTGCTCGTTGTGTAAGTCCATTAACATTCTTAATGCTGAGTACTTCGGGACTATGCAACAAAGCATAAGAATGTTTGAAATTATGTTCTTTAACAAACGATTCTATTTCTAGTAGATTGCAAATATTCAACACGCTCACTGTAGTCCATAAATTTAATTCATGTAGATTCATCTCTTTGTAGGTCATAAGATTTGAATAAAACTTATCCCATTTAATGGGCCATCTGAGATAATCATGATAATCTCTTACACCATCGAAGCTAACAGTCACTGTTACTTTAACGCCACGTGCCACTAATTGTTCAAGTTCAGGAATCACTAAACTACAGTTTGTGTTAATGCGAATTGATTGCACGTTAGGTGGAAGGTTTGCTAATACGTTGCGATAGTTTTTACTGGCACTGGGTTCTCCGCCATTGATATCCAGATGCGTAATGCGATCTAGAGGCAAAGACCAAAACTTATTTGAATTATCAACTATTGTATATTCTTTATCATACAAACTACCAATCTTGGTACTACAGTTCGGATTACATGTTTGGCATGCACTATTGCATACGTTATCTAATACTCCTCCTACTATAAGATAGTCTGATTTTGTTTGTAGTTCTTGATACCGAATATCATTCATTCGTATACTAGATTGATTCATACGTTCTGTTTCTGCACAACGAATACATTCTGCAGGGAACTCATCTATATCAAACTTATCTTTAATGCTTTGTTGCCATTGGCTAGCATTCATTTCTTCAAGAGAATCAAATCGCGGTGGATTAACCATGTGACCACAACGACTAACTTTTCCGTCTGGATTTAATCTTACAAAATGATTTATTCTAGGACATTGCATAAGTTTATTGATCTTTGTATAACTTCTCGGTGTACTTCAGGGAATTCTTGTTTTATAGTGTCTACTATGTCAGTGAATTCAACTGTTTTTCCTAATAGATTATTTACTAAAACTTTATCTACATCTAAGTAAAAAAGTACTTTATCATTGTTTTCAAAATATTCAACTAACTCATCGTCGACTATAGATTTATTTCTTGCTTCGTTAGTAATGGTTTCTACATAATGCAATGGCTTAATAGATAAAGCAGCATGCGAATATCTACGTAAATTAACTAACCAATAAAATTGTGGAGCAAAATGTCTATTTAAAAATAAATGATTTTCAATATAGTATAATGCTGTTTTTCGATCTAATTCCGGATCAAGTTTATCCAGGTATGTCTGAACGCCCGAGATAAATCTTTCAAATGGATTGCGTACTAGTACTTCAATGGTTTTAATTTCTATTAGATTATCTTGATCGACAATCGAAAAGCCAGAGTTCATTAAAGAACTACTGGCATTTTTGAAAATAGGATAGATATACTTTTGCGATGGTACTATTTCTAATACCTCGCAACGATCTGGAAATATAATGTTATCAAGTTGCGATAACATTTAGTTAAACTCACATTTGTTATACCAATTTCTTGATTGAACTAATTTTAGATATGGTGCGTAATTAACATCAAGTTTAACACGCTCAACAATGTCAGATATTGTTACCGTCTCATTCATACAATTATTATATATTACCCTGTCAGGAGTAAAAGCTAATATTAAACCCTGAAGAAGTTGATGAGATACTGAATAATTTTCTGCTCTGGTAACTTGATTTAAATGAACATTAGTTATTTTTGTTAATTCGTCCATGGGAATTATTTTAAATTTTATTCCAGGACAGTACATATCCATTTTTAATAAAGTCCAAAATTGGGGAGAAGAATGTGCGTCTAAAAATGGTATATCAAAACTTTTGGTCAGATAAATAACAAAGTCTGGTACACTTAACGCTAGTACATCTCGATATGTGTTGCAAGCACTAAAAAATCTGTCAATTGGATCCCGTATTATAACTGTACACTGATTTATGTTAAATCGATCAATGAAATTTTTTAGACTAGTACCTTTGTAATGTCTGTACCGGTTGGGGTCAGTGTTATATAGGTTCACTAGACTACGTGTACCGTTTTTAGGTATTAGTGTGTAGCATACACCACCTTGCGGATCGTATAGCAATTCTACATAATTTGATAAAATATTAAACATAATTAATTACAGGGGTTCCCCCCTGTAAATTTATATTATTGCTTGCGATTTCTAATCATTGCTAAAATGTCTTCAGCACGTTGGCTAGAAGGTTTAGCGGCAGGTGTTGCAATTGGTGCAGTTGGTGCTGGAGCATCATCTTCGTCAAATGGTGCATCATCAACTGCCGCTACAGGAGCAGGAGCAGATTGTGCTACTGGTGCAGGTGCTGTATCTGCTGGAGCAGAATTACCACCTTGGAAACCAGCTGGTTTGAAATATGAACTCCAACGATCTGGGTCATATGGTTGACCGTCTACTGACGCTTCAAACATTTCTTTCATAACTCTAAGCTCAACATCTGTTGGTTTCTTTGGCAAGAAATCACTTAAGTTATACAATCCGAATTGTTCAACTGCGGCTGCTTCATCAGCAGTTAGTGCAGTTTCTTTACGTGCCCATGTGCTGGTATTGTAATCAGCATATCCACCTTTTGAAGTTTTCTTGATGTTAAAGTCAAGACCACCTTCATAGTCAGTTGGTAGATTTTCCATTTCTGGATCGATCAATGCATTTTTAACCAAGTTAAAAATTTGTGGACTAATAACAAATCTGCGAATTGGATTTGCTGGTGTTTTGTCATCACTCAATGGATTGTCACGTACAAAACCTTGGAACAAATAACTACGCTTTTTCCAATATTTACGGCCCATTTCTTCTAAATTGGGATCCTTAAACCATGTACGTACTTCTGCCAAGATTGGGCAAGCACTCCCGTCATTATACATTTCCACGCAAGGAACTTGTACCATAACTGGTTTGCTGTCTGCTTGTCCTTTAATACCAGCAAATGGTAATTTAATCATTGCACGTTCAACCCAAAAGAAATCATTCTTTGTGTTACCGTCTGGTAAAAATCTTACTCTTGCTGTGGTGTTTTCTGGAATGTTCCAGTGTGCGTAAATGGCGTTATCGCCTTGTGACTGATTACCGCTCCCACGGGTCTCATTTGCTTGTAGTTTTGCGCGAATTTCTGCTAATGTCATTGCCATGATATGTTTCCTTTATAAATTAAGATGGTCTTTAAAAATGTGCCTAAATGTATACAGCACTCCCGCAGTATACAATAATATTTATCTAGTTGCTAGACTTTTGGTAGATTTATTTTTTTAATCCAGCCAGACTACGAATGAATTCCAAATCGTCCGATTCTTTGACTACTGGATTTTCATTTGGCCAATCCATCCCAGTTGCACCGTATTCATGTGAATGTTCTGGATCTTGTTGTGGACTTGTCTGTTGAGCGAAATTGGTTTGAGCATCACGTCCATTTTGTTTTAGACTTGCTTGTACTTTTTCGAATACTTCAGGCATATTTGATTTTAGCCAAATCTTAACTAACGCTGTTGCATCTGCATCCGGACCATGACTTATTGCCAGCTGTTCAATTGCATCATTCAATTCATCATTGCCAATGATTGGGCTAACGCTACTACGAGCATCCATGCCATCCATACCAACCGGCAACGGACTTTGCAATAGTTTAATTAATGCTGTTACTTTATCTTCGTTGTCGGGCTTTGCCCATGTGCCTTCAAAAACACCATCAGCCCATTCTTCCAACTCGTTGCCGTGTTGTGCAAATGCTTCTTCTTGTTGACGCTTGTATGCACGAGCAACATATGGTAATGCATCGTCAAATCTTTCATCGTACATTTTTTTAACAAAACGTTCGCGCAATGTATTTACATCTATTTCTTCTTCTACGTCTGAGTCAGGTGTATAAGAATCTAAGAATTCTTGATAGTGTTTCTTATTTGCTAAATGTCTTAGTGTATTTTTAAGTTGTAGATAGTGGTGTGTTGCGGCCTGTGCCATATCAGCAGTTTCAGCATCTTCAAATTGACGACGTTTAGTTGAACGAACAAAGTGGCTCATTGCAGACATTTCAGCAACCATATTGTTAATGCATTCACCTATCTCATCGTACATACTACCACCTTCACTTAAGTGACGTGCAGTAGCACGAGCACCATGTAGGTTAGTGTGATCTAGTAAGAAACGCTCGCCACGTGAGTTTTCAATATAAATTTTTTCAATTCTTCTACCACGGTCGCCACGAACTTTATCGCTAACTGGTGCACCGTGTTTGATTAACAATCGGCACTCACCCATGTCTGCATAGCTTTTATGAGTTGTGCCGTATAATTTACTTTCAGTTACTTTAATATCTTGAGAAGTTGATACTTCGTCTGATTTTGCCTGTTGTTTAATATCTTGTAATTGTAAATTAGATTTATTAATGTCTCGTGTATCAAAAGTTAATAAATTTCTTTTTGCAAATTGTCTTAGATTACGTAAAAATTCATACCATTGTTTTCTTTGGTCTCTATCCATATCTGCGCTGATATTTTGACCAAAATAAGCCTTTAAGCTAGTTTCATCGATTAAACTAATTGTTACTTTGCCAAATTCTGTGCCATCACTGCCAGTATATGTAAAATTAAAAAATCGTGCATTTTCAGGATCTGTTTCAGCCTGTGCTTTTTCGTTACCCAAAGTTACATTGGGAAAACGTGAGCGTATCTTGTTAAACAGCTCTGTGGAAATGGATTCTATTTCTTTACTCATGATAGTATATTTATCCTAATACAGCTAGAAAAGGCATAGGTTCAATGAATGTATCTATGCTGTCCCGCAATTCAGCATCAAGTCCTGCATCAAAATTCTGCATTAACTGTGCCATTCTAACTACAAGTAGCGTTGCCATGACCAAATCGTCATGCTCTCCCAATTTGGCTGCATAACTAGATCCTGTTGCTACAAAATTCTTTAATTCACTTACAAGCATTTTACTTGCTATAGCCATTCGTTTTGTTTCAATTAAACTCTTTAACTTAGAGCATGCAGCCAGCTTTGATTTGTTTAATGTAGTAAATCCTTTGCGATATCTGCCTGTGTGCCCTGTGCGTTTTGGTTCGCTTAAAAATATACCTGATATATTTTCTTCACCTATTTCATTTATAGCAACTAGTGCGGCTTCTCCCAAGGTATTGTTTTCTACACTATAGTAAACATTGTTATTACCTGCAATTTCAGCAAGGTACTGACAAATTTCTTTCATAATAACAACTTGGCGTTGTACAATAGTTCTATTATGACTCCACTCTGCAACTTGTTTTAATCCTGGTAACTCAAATACTTGGATGGCTGCCGGATCACCACCGGTACCTAGGCTTGGATCTAGCCCTACTACATAAGTACAATCTTTTTCAGGCTTTTTATACCAACGTACTTGTCCTTGTTTTTCTAACGGATCGATGCCCGCCATTTCAACTAAGAACAATGGATTAATAAGAGTTTCATCAAAAATAATGAACTCGCATTCCATTTCACGACGGAAACGTTCTTCGCCTAACTGCGCTCGCATTTGTTCTGCCCACGCCTCATCACGATCTGGATGTTCTTGCCACTTACTACGAAACGCTTTAAATCCATTTTTGCCAAGTTCTGTTTCGTTACCGAAATTATCAAATGTGTTGTTAGCTTGACGCCAAATTTGTGCAAACTGGTCTTCGTCTGAATTTGGTGTACTTGTAATAATACACTTACCACCAGTTGCTAGTGTAGGAGTAATAGAAGTCCAAAACTCTGACGCAATAGTGGGGCGGACGAACGCAAACTCATCACAATACAATAAGGATATTGACATACCCCGGCCTGTGTTTTCTGTGGTTGTTTGACTTACAATACGACTTCCATTTTCAAAGTCCAAACTTCCTTTGTTGTAACTGGTAACACCAGCACGTATAAAGTCCGGACAGTTTTCATATGCATACCGAACACGTTGCATAATCTCTTGTGCGCCCAAGTACTTGTGTGCCGCAACTAAGATAGTGGAATCGGGCACAAACATAGCGTACCATAATAAGTAGCCAGCGGCAGTAGTTGACTTTCCAGTTTGTCGTGGCATCATACTAATCGAAAATCTGTAATTATGATAAGACTCAATTAGTCTTTCTTGATATTCAAATGGTTCATATTGTATTGCACCCTTAGTTGGGTGCTGGATGAAAAAGTAACGACTCATAAAATATGAAGGCCCTTTTACTGGGTCTGCACAACGGGCAATTTCCAGAATTTGTTGTTCTGAATAAGACATCTTTCGGTAAGGTGTCTTGATAATTGCTGATTCTAAGTCTTTACTCATAATGCCTTTTACTGTATAATATAAGTATATTTAACATCAAACAAAAAATGGTAAATCAAAATGTCAGATACCCTATTGCTTAACAGCAACTACGAACCTATTAGTGTACTTCCATTAAGTGTAATCGGATGGCAACATGCAATCAAGCTCATGTATTTGGGCCGCGTCCATGTGCTAGAAACTTACCCAAATTGGATTATTCGTTCTGAACGACTTGCGATAAATGTACCTAGTGTATGTGTGACTAAAGAATATTTTCATCACAAAAAGAATGTTAAGTTTAGTCGCTACAACATGTATATGCGTGATTTGTTTCAGTGCCAATACTGCAATGATGTATTTGATTTTGAAGAATTAACCATTGACCACGTGATCCCACGTGCCGAGGGTGGAAAAACATCTTGGACTAACTGTGTGACTGCATGCAAACCATGTAATCATAAGAAAGGTAGCTCGATGAAAATTCGTCCTCGTATTATGCCGTACAAGCCAGATTACTATGCATTGGTTAATAAGTGGAAAGAAATGCCATTTACTGTTCGCCAAGAATCTTGGAATCAGTATTTAGGTGTTACTCGTCCTGTCCGGGCATCAGCTTAGGAACAAAACGTTGTTTGGGATTTTTTCTCAGATAGTCTTCAACTTGATCTTTAAGACTTTTGTGATTGATACCGGGCTTGGCAAACATAATCAACATCCATAGTTGATCACCAGGCTTGGTATTATATTCTTTAATTAAATTATTACGCTCTTCAGCAGTCCAACTGATGTTACTGCCTACTGGACTTTCAATTCCAACTTCAGTACCTTGTGGTGTTGTTTTGTTTCCAGTCCATATACCTTCTTCGGTGATTGGTATGCCAGCTAATCTTTTTAAATCACGTAGATCAGCAGGATCCATTACTGCATCTGTTTCACCTGTTTCGCCACGAGGAACAAAATGCTCACTGGTTACACGATATTGTTTCATTTTTTCTTAATGAGTTGTATATCGCCAACTACTCTATGTGGGCTAACTCTATGCACCGCTGAATGCTCTGTGCTATTGTTGTCGGTCATGTCTAACTGACTGAGTGGATCTCCGCCACGTGGGGGCAATCCAATTTGCTCTAATGCAAAATCAATCATATCGCCTTCTACATCAGTATATGTGGTCATTATAGGATCACCACTGAAGGCACCAGTTTCTGGAGTCTTAATTTCAGGAGCACCAGCTAATGCTATTCCAAAACGATATTGTTGATAAAAACTACCATTGGATTTGTTCATGCTCAATGCTGGTAAGGATTTAAGTCCTTTTATTCCAGCAAACTGGTCAGGGCTTAATGCTTTGCCATTAGCTGATGGGACATCTTCAGTGATAATTTCGTTAATTTTCATATTACCAAACTCTGCAAGACCAACGTCTTGTATCAGTATTAAGTTTTCTAATTCCGCTTACGTTTAATTCAAAAATTTTATCAGCATGACGTACATAAACTTTAGATTCATTTTTCTTTTTGTTTATTGCACGCTCATTTTTGTCTGCTATTTTTTGCATCTTTTTAACATGCGGCATATCTTGTATTTCGCCGTTAGGGCTATCAATTGAAGTGCCGTAATTCTTTACACTCTTACCCTCGGACTGATCGGTGTGTTCATCACTAAGTGGTTTAGGATTAATGTATGTAGGAAATATTTTCATTCCTTCTTCTTCATCAGGAGAAACAAACATACCTTCAGTTATGTTATAACGCTGTAATGCTTCTAGTAATGCACTATCACCTTCGATTACTATACCATCTTCAGCTAACTCAATAACACGAGACTGTAATTTAGTTATTTCTTTAATAACAATATCAAAGCGATCGCCAACCACTGGATTGTGGCTAGCGTATTCTGCTTCAGCTAAGTAGTCGTTAAATGATTTCATTTTACTGATTTTTTAATACTTTCGTACTCGGCTTCCATGTACGATTCTAATGTAGGAATCTGCTTAACTGGTTTAGCAGGACGATCAGGTTGTGGTTTCATCTTATTGTCGCCAAGACCGTCGTAATTGTCCTTTTCGCCAAAATCGCCTTCGCCTGGATTCATAGTAGAACCCTTCATTGATTGATACTTAGGTGTTGGTTTATTAACTGGATCAGCACCTGCGTCTTCAACATCTGTGCTACCATATGTAGCTGTAGTTTTTGCAAGAGCTTCTTCTAACTTGGAAGAATCTAAACCAGCAATCTTCATCATTTGTATTAGTTCGTTAGCTTCTTTAACTGCGATTTCTTTGCCACCAACAGTTACAGTTTCACCAGGTTGTACGCCATCCTTTTTGGCATCACGTACTGCCTTACCAAATGCGTTGCCTTCCATTTCTGGCTCTTCATCTAGTTCGCTAGTATCCGTATACTCTTTGCCATCTAAATCAAACTTTTCACCTTTTGGTGTATCTTTTAATTTAGCTGTAAATGCATTGCCTTCTTCCATACCCTCAACTACGTCAAGCCCGGCTAAACGTGCTAGTTCGTTTAGTTCCTGATCTTCAAATGTATTAGATGGCTCTTCGCCGCCAGTAAAGAATCCTTTTAGGCCTTTACCAATATCGCCAACATCTTTCTTAAACACATCTAAACGACCTTGTTTTTCTTTACCAAGCTCTAGTGTAGGCCATACTGCCATATCGCCATTGTTTAAATGTACGAAACATTTGTTACCTTCGCAACGATCAACAATACCTTGTTGTCCACGATGGAATACTACATCACCTTGATTAAAACCCATATCGACCTGTTGCCATGGATCTGCGGCTTGCGTAGCAGCTTCGTCGGCTAATTGTTTCTTGCTGTGATTATGTACTTTTAAGAAAGCATTTAGTTTATCACTGCATTCACCTGTTTGTTTGTAGTGATCCATGTCTGCATGTAACTCATTTAACATTTCTTCTAGAGTCATGTCGTGATCACGCATCATTTCAGCAAAGTTTACGCTTTCAACGATACGACCTAATTTCTTTTCAAGTATGCTTAGACTTTCGCCCATAGTGTGTACTGTTCCTTTTTTGCCTTTTGGTGGCTCACCGGGAACACGACCAAATGGGTCATTAAATTTCTTACCAAATGTTGGTAAATTTGCTGCAGACTTTTCACTGTCGGCTTTCTTTGGACGTCCTTTAACACCTTTGTTGATAACACGCTTAGGTGCTTCGTCGCCGGTAAAGTCAGGATCATTGTAGTAACTACGTCCATAGCGATCTGGACCTTTGGTTACATTGTATGAATGCTCTGTACAATTGCCTTCGGCACACATAGCGCATTCTTCCATATAGTCCATTTTGTCATTGAAGTTTTTTACATCAGCATCTCTGTGCTTTTTAATCATGTCTAAACGTTTCTGTGCGTCTACATCACCGGCATCGGCTTTCTTTTTAAGTTCAGCATGATAGTGTGCTTTTGAGTCTCTAGCCTGTTGAGCATCAACATTATTTGGATTATATGCTTCTTCGATATCAGTTTCTTCTAACTTACCTTGCTTGGCTAATTTAGCACGAACAGCACCTGCCACACGGTCTCCAGCTTCTTTGCTACCATAACGCTTGGCAGCGTCTTTGCTAATTTTAGCAAAATTCTTACCTGGCTTGCCTTCGTCACGTTCAAACATCTGTTGAAGTTTAGTTTCAACTGGATCAATGTTACGCAATCCAGATAGAATACTACCTTGTGATTCAACGCTTTCACGTATCATTTGTGCTTTGTCTTTAATAACTTCAGCAGGTGTTGGTTGCAATGCATCTAGCTTACCTAGAATGTTGTAAATGTTATCGTGTGGGTGATTTTGTGCCATTTTATTCTTATCCTCTAGGTTTGCGATATATTTTATTTTGATTACTACCTACAGGATCTACATTTCCTTGTGGTAAATCATTTGTAGTTTTGCCGTATGATGGATCTTTAGCTCCGCCAATTGTAGTATCGTTACCAGCAATTTCAAACTTACGACTTTCTAATTCTTTTAATAGGCTACCAATGCGACTTTGTCCAACCATTGCAGGGGCTTCTTTGCTACCGCCTAAGTCTTCTACATCCAATAAAGCACCAGTATGATCTTTGCCTGCGGCTTCTGCTTCATCTGTATAATTAGCTTCATGTAAATTACGTACAGCAATCCAGTCTGGATTTAAATGAGCACGTTCTTTTAAACACTGGCGAATAGCAACTGTAGTTGTTGGGTATGTTACTTTAACATCAAATGTCCAGCACTCACAAGCACCGCCCCATTGAGGGAATTCTCTATGTTCTTGTATTGGTAAACTTTTAATTGCACTAATACTTTCCAATTGATAAGTTTCAAGAGCAGACTTGATTTTATTAATTGTTTCTGTAGTAGGCTTAGTACCTGCTAATTTAATACGAAACTCACTTGGCTTGCTAAGTTCGTATATGTACTGTTGGAATGGTTTCATCATTATATTCCTATATTGTTATATTTAGTCAAAAAGTCTTATTTGTCTTGCTTGTTGGCTAAGATCTGCTTTAGTAGATCGTTACGATCCAGAACTATACCTTGTCCATCCAATGGTATGTCCTCAACTTTGGTATCTTTTTTAATCTGATGGTCTAGTTTAGCTTTTTGTAACTGCAAGTTAATCATACGCAACTTTTTATCCATTTTTGCTGTCTTAGCAGTTATAGCATGTCCTAGCATAGTACTAGCTGTTTGTAATATAACACCAGCAAATCTTGGATCACTGTTCATTCCCAAATCAATCATGTCTTCAGCACGTTGTTTAGCCATGTTAGCCAATTCGTCTAGCTCTGCATCACCGGCTTCTAAGTCTTTTACCAATGGCAATGCCGCGTCAATTTTACCAATGGCCGAATCAACTTCAGCGATTACATCACGATTTTCTTGGATAAAATCCTGTGCGCTCTGAGCTGTGGGCTCATCAGGAATAGGTGGTAGATTTAATAGTTCTTCGAGTTTTTTAGTCATACCAATATTTATTTGGCACGACCCTGGTGGAACAAATCATTTTCAGTAATAATTCTAAACTTAACATTATTTGCCTTGCACCAAGCTCCTGCAGCTTGCCATTTTGCCATGTTTAGTATAGCGGCCGCTTTGTCCCTGGTACTACGTGCATTTTCTAATGTAGTTTCCTTACTGGGTTTGATTTCCCATAATTCGCCATGTTGGCTTCCATTTGCATCTACAAACGTAACAAAAAAATCTGGTACATATATTGTATTTTTACCTGTAAATGGATTACGGTAGTTAATATGTATTGCTTCGTTTGCCCAATTGAGTATTGCAGGATTGTTATCGCACATTACCATAACAGAGTGTTCCCAACTGCTACGATAGTGCGGTGCTTTTTTACCTACATATTTTTCTGGATTTTTTAATTGGAAGAATCCGTTTGCGTATTTGCTCATGCTACTATTGTTCTTGCAACTACTGGATTAGTGCTTAATCCAGTCTTAACACCTATTAGGCTTGTAGGTATACGATTAATATTTAAAAATGCAATTAAATAATTACTCAAATCGCCAGCAGGCAATTTTTTAAAATCTGCAAGTACTTGCATGGGATTTAATTGTTGCGCGGTTGCTGTGTATAGAACTGCCGCGGCTAAATTATCTGCGGCCTGTTTGTTTGATGTGTACTCTTCAAAAAATGCTACCAATGCATCATTTGCAGGTCCTGTGCTCATATTAACAGAATACAAATTATTAAAATAAATGTTGGTATTTGATGTTCCTGGGGCCGCATTTACGTTTGGACCTTGTAAATTGGTTGCTGTTGAAACTTGGTTATTAATTGCCATATTATGGTCCTAATGAAAAATCTTGTCCGGTTATTGCATCTTTAATTGAGTTTAAAGCTGATGATGCAACATTTTGTATTTCGCCGGTTAATGTAGTGCCATATCCAGCGCCAGCAAATACTGATCCAGCGGCACTATTTAAATAACTTAATCCTTCACTGACTTCACTGGCAACAAAACTACCGGCAGATTTTAATAATGGGGTTAGTAACGTTTGTGCTTGTTGTGATGCATAACTTGTTGCAACGCCAACTGCTAGATTCTCAGCTGTGGTAACTAACAGTTTAGGATTACTAATTGCAGCCGCCGCCAATGCAACTGTGCCAGCACCTACACTAGATTTTAACCCGCCTACTACAGAATTTGTAAATGTACTAGTTAATTGTCCGGCAGTTGATGCAATAGCAGTTGATGTCTGGTTTAATAATCCGCTAGTTGTGATCCCACCATTGTTTAAACTTCCAAGATTAGGGATACTAAATCCGCCACCATTGGTACCACCATTTGCAACAGAAAAAGTAGTTGCAGCATTCATAGCGGCCGCACCAGTATTCACAATAGGAATACTGTTGTTTTGTATTAGTGTGCCAAATGTTGTGTTGTTAAGATTAACTCCAGCTAAATCAACTTGTTTATTTGGTGCATGAGTATAACCGCCAATGCCATTATCTATTAGATCTGTGCCTTCTAATGGGGATATTGGACTGGGTTGATTATCGTAGTGGAGATCAATATATCCGCCAGCAGTACTGGTTGTTGTATATCCAGTGTAATACTTTACAGTTTCAAATTGAAGACTCATTGAGTGTTGTAATAGTCCACCTTCATTACCTTGTTGATGCTCGCCGTGTTCAAATCTAGTGATGATTGGATTAATTAATTCATACTCGCTGAAATTCTTTTGATAAAGACTATAAATTCTTATTGCCTGTATGTATTGATAAGGCTGGTTACCATTGGCATTATTATATCCTACACGTGCTTGTGGGCTATATCCCCAATCAAAACTAGGACGGTCTTGATACTTGTGTGGTGCAGTATATGTAGCATCAGCATAATCAGGATCTCGGTAATAAAAACTATAATAGTCATACCAGAAATTTCTTATTACATCAGATTGATCGTCATGAAAAGTTATAGTAACTGGATCATACTTGATTGAATTTTGTACGTAATTTTTTCTATTGTACGCATTGTGTTCTTTTACCTGCACTGAAAATTTTGGTAAACTAACTGTTTTAACAACCATGCCCATTTCTTGTTGACTGTTAGGCGAACCATTTGCACCAGTTGATGTGGGGCCGTTTAAATTTGTAATTAAAGGATTTAAATCAAATTCAACATAAAATAGAAAACCGTATTTTGGACTTAATCTATAATCAGCATCAGTAAAGATTCTTGCGGCATGCTGATAGTCACGCAATGTAACTGCGCCAGTATTACCGTTATCCATTGGGGCTCCCCAATTACCGGCTGGTTGCAGAAATTTATTAATACTCATATTATTATTTAGCCCATAAAAAAACCCGGATTTTTATGTCCGGGTTTTAAGCATCGTTAACTTTTAGTTTACTGTACTACCAGCAGTCTGTGATTGTACTGTTGTACCAACACCAACACCACCTGCACTACTTTGATTAATTGTTTGAACAGCATTGTCAAACTTAATCTCGCACATGATAATAACAGGATCACTGCTGTTATAAGCCATTTCGCCGTAATCAACATTACTCAGGAAACAACCCTCTAGGTCCCATTGCTCAAGAATAGTAGGAGTAGTTTGACCATTGCCACCATCAAGAATATCAAATGTCATTGAGAATTTATAATCAATACCACTTGGTGCACTTGACTGCTCCATAAAGTCAAATTGCTTCTGAATTTGTTCGCCGACTAGTTGGCTAACTTGTCCAGATGCATCGTCGCGGAAGTTAATTGTTGTTGGTTGCCACTCAGGCTTACCTTGTAAGAATACCTTGCTGTTGTAAACATCAATTGTGATTGGATTGAAGTTTACGCTTGGACGCTTAATATCCTGTACTTGTTTTGATAACGATGTAGTGTCCTTTGTTATACCAAAGTTAATAAAGTTCGCTCTAAAACGATACTTTAGTTTTGGCATTAACAAGCCTTGAGTACTGCTACTCTGACTTGTTAATTGAGGAACTGTAAATTTATTTAACGATGCGACTGCCATATTGTTCTCCTATTACTATTATTTATCATTAAGTTGATGCTATTTGTAAGGCAGAAATATCGCCTGGATTATACAACGCAATAGGAATGTAAATAAATTCTACATCACGCATTGGCTCAATCGCTACATCTACATACAACTGCTGGTTAGCGATTGTAGTTGATGTATTGTTACTTGTGTCGCAAATTACTAAGAAGTCGTATACGCCTCTCTTAGCTAATACATCATTTAATGCGCCTTCAATTTGTCTTGCAATACTTGTTCTTGTAATATTGTCATTAGGTTCAAACAAATATCCATTTGATATTGATTTGAAAATTGTTCTTAGATAATTCTCTAAACGAACAACGTTAATGCTATCACGTGAACTTGTATCAGCTGAACGTGTTTGTTGTCCCCAAATTACAATGCCTGTACCAGGTAATTGTGTTAATGGATTAATTTTTAATGGGTATAACGCATCGCGCAACCCTTGATTAATACCATTATGTACAAACGAACCGCTATTAGCGTCAACGTAACCGATGTTGTTTAAGTTGCTTACTAAACCACGGTTAACACCAGCTGGGGCAAACCAAGGATAACTGATTTGATCGCTGTACAAGAATGTACGCAATGCAGCATGACTTGCTGGAACTACTACTGTGTTACCTGCTAAATCATTTGTTAAACCAGCTGGATAATATAAACCAGTGTAAGGATCTGTTGCAGCTACTGCTGGCAATCCTGTACCATCTGTGTTGTTAACCCAGTTTGTAATGTCAACTGTGTTTGGTGCTAATGTTATTGGTGTATCACCAATAACAAAACCAGTGTTACTGCGATTATTGTTTAAGTTAATCAAGTTGCTAGTAATTTCTGGGTATCCAGGGCATACTAATAAATTGAAGTTATAAATGTCTTCAATAATATCAGTGTTACTATCAACTGCACTTGCCAATGCAGCAACAACAATTGCTCGTTGTGCAGCACTACCAGCATACATTACACCATTGCTGTTTAATCCGCTAGCAGATTGCCATGTGCTGGTCACAGCAGGCAATGAACCGCTTGAGCCGGGAATCAATCCAGGAGTTGGATATGCTGTTGCATTAAACTTGTTGTACACAAATTGCTTAACATTATAACCACTGCGACGTGTGTTAAACAATAATGTACCACGTGGATACAATCTGTAATCTGGAGCATCTTGATCAATATAATTACTAGATAACATTTCTGTTACAGGAATTAAACTTCCGCTGATAACATCAGTTGTTCCGTCTACGTCCCAACGAGCATCAGCAAAAATAATACCATTGCTTGATGTATGATCGGCTGTGTTAATTGACACCCATGTGCTACCATTGTAACGGCTTAGTGCTGGGTAATCAACTAAATTAGAAATGTCTAACCACAAATCACCAGCTACCAAGTTAGCACCTGTTGATTGTGCAACAGGAGCAGTACCTGCACTGATAATAACACCATTGGAGTCTGTATTAGAAAGATTATAACCGCGTACATCGCTGGTTACATTTTGATAACCTTTCCAACCATTGTTGTTAATCATAATATCAATATCAGCAGGATTGCTATAGTACCAATATGTTCCGCTAGCAGGAGCAGTATAAGGCTCGCTTGATTGATATGTAATTGTAGAAGTTATGTCTGACCAGTTATTAATAACAATCTTATTAAGATAGGTATTAACTACGAACCCTGTTCCTTTACCTGATACAAATTGTGCAGCAGTTAGTGGAGTTCCACTTGCCGGTGCTAGTGTAATTTGTCCGCCAGCAGTATGAATAATACTGATACTACCATATGTACCGTCAGTTGAATTAAATGCTGCAGATACATAAGGAATGTTTGCCGCTAACACGTCAGTAACAAATGACTGAGCTGTTGTTCCACTTAATGTAATTGTTGTTGTAGTAACAGCTGAAGTTCCAGGAGTTGAAGAAAATATATTAAAAGTATTGCTTGCTGTAAATGGAGTAGCTGATTGTAGTTGTCCGCCTGTACCAACTGCAACATTTGCGGGCTTTTGTACATAGAATTTCAAACCATTGGCGGTAGTATCGTATATATCAAAATCCGCAAATGTTTGACCATGGGAGATATTAATACCACCACCAGTTGGATCTAAACCGTATACAGCATAGTTAAAGTTCTGGAACATTGGGGTGTTCAATGTAGACCATTGCATTACATTAGCATTGTAATTTTCTAATACTGGGCTAAATCCTGTACCAGTAGCAGATGTTTTCCACCAAATACTACCACTTGGACGTGGTTGAGTATCGGTTGCAAACCAACCACCTGCTGGTGCCTGTGCATAGTTTCCGTAGAACAAATATGGGCAGTAGCAAGTATTCAAAGAAATAGCTGCAATTGCTGATAATGGAGTGTTAGTTCCATCAGTTAATAGTAACTTACCATCAGCAGGGGCACCAGAGCCACCACTCTTAGCTGCACTAGTAACAAATAATGTTAAGCGTCCATTGTATGTTGATGCTTTAACACCAGTGATACTTGCACCGTTAATTGCTGTTGCAATAGAACCAATATTTAATGTTTCAGTGCTTGGCATTGTAACAGTAACACCGTTGATAATAAAAGTTGCACTATTCAATGATGAAGCTTGTCCACTTGAAATAGATGATGCAATACCAGTTGCAACTGGTATAGAATTTTGCCAATTTGTGCCGCCAACTTGTACCCAAGTGTTAGGACCAGGGCCGCCGGCACCTGTTGGTAATGCTGAAGCTGTAGTTTTGTAGAACAAACGTATTACAGATGCGTCTAAACCATTTGTGTCAACAAATACTAATGCATATTGACCAGGAGATCCTACCGAATTTAATGGAGTAGGAACATTGTAAGCGTATGTGTTATCGTCGAATACGTGTGTTTTATCTGTAATTAACAATGGTGACACATGATCAAAACCGCTGATTGAATTATCAAGAGCATAAATTCCCCACTCTGTTGATTCTGTGTTTAACCAATATGTGTTATTAGCTGGAGCACCTTGTGGTCTAGCTGAAGTGCCAATTAATTGATTTAAATCAATATCTGCACGAATTGCATACAACTGATTGCTTACGCCTAGTGCGCTGTATGCAGCTAATAAGCCATATTCATTTAATTCGCTAGCATTAACTGGTGTACCAGATGCGCTTACTTGGAATGTTGGTGTACCAAGTGCAGTAACTAGTTCGCGTTGGCTACCAAAAGACTGCAACATTCCTGCGTTAGTTTTGCTTGTGCCAGTGGCAGAAGCACCGTTATATGTTTTATCTTGTGCTGTCGCTAAAACAACTAGTGGGATCGAGCCAACATTGCTGTTAATGTACTGACTTTGATCGTTAATGGAAATCGAAATTCCTGGGGATACTAGTGCCATGGTTATCTTCCTTTATATACATGTTAAAGTTATTTATAATAAAGGTTGAAATTCTGGTAGTTACAATGCCCTTAATTAAGGTCTACAAATAAATATCATTATGAGACCATTGTGCCCCACTTGTAACCGACGTCCTGTTGCCATTAATAGGCATATAGGAGATAAAATCTATTATAGAAAAACATGTGATATATGTTCTAGAGCTGGCAAAAAAGTAAAACCTGATTCGCCGCAATGGGCCAAAAGCGGATATACAAAAAAGCCACAATGTGAACGCTGTGGCTTTAAGTTTAAATTAGTTGAACAATCAAATGTGTTCTATGTAGATGGCAATTTAAAAAACAATAATTGGCTTAATCTTAAGACTGTATGTTTAAACTGTCAACAGGAAGTGTATAAATCTAGATTGCCGTGGAAACCTGCTCTACTAGTGCCAGATTTTTAATTTGACTATACAAGTCATCTATAGTTCCATTATTATCAATTATAGCATCAAAGTCCGTGCCTACCCAAGAGGTTTCGCTGGCATGAATTTTGCGATTAATCAATTCCCACTTTGCAGATTCTGATCCATTGTTGCAGTCTAATGCAACATTGTACCATTCAGGCAATTCGCCTCTCTTAACCCAGATTACTTTGCCACCGGCGTTTTTGATCGATTTTATTTCATTGGGAAATCTGCAATCGCTAATAACAATATTGTCTTGGCTACTACGTAGTTTGTTTTCCATACTAGCGATCCAAATATCATCATGAAATCCTTTTCTGCACACTTCAGTTCCCCAGTATTGTAATACCCAGCGTGGCGTAATATCTATTCCCAATCTATTACTCCACCAATCATCTCGTTGTTCGCGCCATTCACGGGCTTGCTTAGTGCGTCCTTCTAGCATAGTACGATCCCATCCAAAAACTGCGGCCACTGCATCTTTAAGAGTGCTAGCAAATGATTCTCGTCTGAACTCATGAAAGTTTTGCAAATAGTCTGCGGCTGTATCTTTGCCGCTGCCAATAAACCCGCAGATTCCTATGATCATAAAAAATGCTCCTGTATTAGGAGCATTATTACATATTTGTTTAATAGTGTCAAGTTCTCTTAGTTTTTTTCGACTTTGCTTTAGTTGTAACATACTGAGCTGATGCACTAGTTTTGTCATGACTATTTGATTTACGATCTTTTTTCTGGAAAACCTGTTCGTGTTTTGTATCAAGTTTTAAGTCGGGCAATACTTCTGGTTTTTCGCCTTTCTTTAATAACTTAATAGGTGGTTTAGGTTTTACTGCACTTCTATTGTAAATGTCTGGTAACTCATGGCTTTGTCTCCACTGGGTAACATTTTTATAGTCGCTATCTACGGTTGCAAACGCGGCTGCTAACATGTTGTCATCTGCCTGAGTGTACGGATATGCAGTATTATATTTTTCGTACCAGGATTCTTGCTCAAAATCTTTCATTACACCACGATCAATTCCGTTAGCTGCCGCAGCGGCCATCATAATACGATTTAAGTGATATATACGATCGTATCCACCAACATCACGAAAGCGCCAAGACGAGTGTTGAGCGGCAGAATGGCCAGCATCGTATTCGCCTTTGAGTCCTTCAGTAATAATTTCGTTAATTTTCATACTTTATATTTAGCCAATTACAAAAGTTAATGGTTGACTACCATCTACAAACAGTTTGAGATCTTCATCTAATTGTTTCATTTCTTCGTTGGCTTCTTGTACCATAGTAGCACCATTTAAACTTGTTCCGCCTTGCGGTCCGGCTATTTGACTAAACTTACTGTATGCTTGACCTAAAATACGTTTAGCAAAACTGTAGGCATATTCTTGGATCCACGGAAATGCCTGCGGATCATTGAATATCATTTGATCTGGTTTGGTATTGAAGACCCAAAGTAAAACTGATTCTTGTTGATTGGGATCTGGGTTAGCACCTTGGTAAGGCATCTTACGCACAAGTGTTAATTTTTTAGTAACTGGGTTAAATGTATAGTTCATGTAACCTCCGAACATTTTCATAGCTAACTTTTGATAGTCAACAAACATCTCGTAATTAGTTAAGCCACCTACACGACCTGCTACTAACATATAAGTGTTCAAATATCCACTTGCAAAAGGTTCAAACTGACTTGCTGTTGTTCCTGTTGTACTACCGATACCACGTCTAAAAATAGCACGAACCTGTTGTATTTCTTTAGGGAGTATATATTCCTGAGTTTCAGGCATTAGTTGAAGTGTGGCATAACTTTCTTCTGTGCTATTTTGTGCACGTTGACGATATTTAATTAATGCTTGATTAATTGACATCTCATAGTGTTCTTTTTCTAATTCAACATCTACAATTCCATCGCCTAAACGCATACGCACGTAGTCAACAATAGAAGCTCGCATTGAGTCATTGGTGTTGCCATAGTCCCAATTTGGGTCTTGTACACCAGGGAATGTTACTGTTTTACTACCATCAAAAGCAATGTGTGCACCACTTTGCGTTCCGGTATTGGCATTAAAAAGGCTGTCAACTATAAGGTTGTTGTTTGCATCATACCCTGACTCGGCAGTGACAGGTGAGTTTGTAATATCCATAGAAAAGTCCCGTTTATACAGTATTTAGTACTGCACAACGGGACTTGTGGGTTATTGTGTTTTTAACAATACAATATCTGCGTTTATACGTCCATTTAATTTAGTCTCAGTGGCTTTAATCTCATCTAAGAACTTACGTAATTGTATCTTGCCTGCTTTAGCAAACTCTTTCAATTGATCAATTGGCTTACGCAATGTTTTGCACACACTTTTAGCTTCGTCGTAGCCTTCGATGCTAGTGCCTTTAACCCGCAATGGGCCTTGCAAACTGTCTGCTACATACTTGCCTAGCTTTCTAGTTTTAGAATTGTAGATCCACAATTCGTTTGCACCTAAAATATCAACTGGGTTAATACTAATTATTTTAAGAGCTTTGTCTTCTTTGGCGTACTTGAGTTTTGCTACAACTTTTTCTTTACTTACTGCCCGTGGAGCACGTAATTTTTTAGTGGCTTTCTTTACGCCTCTATATTGCTCAATATCGTTAAGAATACTATCTAAAAACACAAAGATGCGTTTGAAATCTGCCGCTTTGTAATGCTTGTAACCCTCAACTACTTGCTCATCTGCTTTTTCATATGCTAGTTTAAGTTCATCAAATCTCTTTTGATACACTTCTACATATTTGCTGAGTTGACTTTGTGGAACATTGTTAGCAACCAAAAAGTCATAGGTCTTAAACTTGTAGTCCTTGCTCTTAATAACTTCATCGTAATGGCCTTCTAGCTCGCCGATTGTTTCGCTAGTTTTTTCATTAAGACGATCCTGAATAGTGGGCACGTATGCTTTGGGTTTTTCCTCAGCAGTCTCTACCACTTCAGGCTCGGCTAACTCTATAGATTTGTTGATACAATCTGTAATAAACTCAATATGACGTCCACGGAATGGCATACCCACACGATGTGCCATTATAAGACTACATGCTGTCATTGACAAACTTCTGTCAGGACTGCGAATAAACGCACTTATGTCTCGTTTTGTAAACACCGTCGGTTGTGCTTGCATCCATTCTACTACATGTTTTTTGCAGTCTTTTTGACTGTAATAGTAATTGTAGTAATAAAAACTCTTACGAAGACAATGATCAAAGGTTTCGTTATCAAATTTTTCTGCACGTTCTGTATCCCACACGGGCTCAGATCCTGTGTACTTTTCGTCTGCAAAAGCACCGCCACGGGGTTTTGCTACTTTAGTTTTAATTTTGATACCGGCTACTGTGGCCATAAATGCTCCTTAACTTGACAATAATACTATTATATAGCAAAACCCATTTTTATGCAATGGGTTTTGTGTTGTATTTTAGCCACGACGTGCGAGCTTTTTGTACACTAGCAACGGCATTTTAATTGCTACATCCAGTGCATTTGCTTTTATACGCAAAGACTCTGCAACAGAGTTTACCTCTGCTAGCGTAGATGTATTGGGATTGAGATCTACTAAAAATAGAGCTTTGTTTGCTGTAAACTCTGCGTAAGTATGAGCAACAATACGTAAAGATATTACATCATTTTTATATGGTGTACGCTTAAAGTTAACTTTTACATATAACTTGTTTGTAGGCATTGCGTTAAACAACATACGAGCTCCTTTTTATGGACAAGTATGCATTATACCCGAAATAGTATTTTGGGTCTACCAAAATATTACATCTTTAACAACGAGCCAAATGTTAACTGTTGCTCTAAAACAACAAGACTTTTGTCTAAATTTTCAGCAATTTCTGTGTACTTTGGTGTTACTTTTTGATAACGTCTACATTGCACAAATTCATTATCTAATTCATTCCACAATCGTGCACAATTAGCCCACATTTTAGTAAGGTTATTATCCCGTAGTCTAAAAGTAACACGACGGGCATCTTCTAATCTGTTGTAAAGTTCTTGTGAATGATGCATAACGGTAATTGTACTATAAAAATCATTCTGGGTCAAATCCATAAATACTACAATATTAGGATTAGATTTATGGCACGGTTAAGCCTTTGGAAAAACGGTAAACACTCAAATGATTATAAGTTTATGGATAGACGCATATCCGAAATGTTTACCATTGGTGGTACTGGAATACTGCTAAACAAATACCTAGGGCCAATTGCACAAGGTACACAAATTGCTACTAGTGCTAGTCAGACTACAACATCCGATCCATTGGTTTTTAGTAATACAAATGGTGTTAACATCGGTGACTACGTGTATGGTAACAACATTCCAGGTGGTACCCAAGTTATCGTAAAATCAGCTACGTCTGTTACTCTAAGTGCAAATACATCTGCACTAGTAGGGACTGGGTCTACAATCGGATTTAGCGCAGATGCTACCCAACCTAGTTACACAAATCAAAGTGAACTAAACATACAAGACTTGTTATGGCAAGAAAATCGTGATCGAAAATATGATACAAACGTATATCAAATGCGTGGTATCTACCAACGTGCAGATCAAGATTTTGATCTAAGCCAATTTGGCCTGTTCCTACAAACTGGTACTATTTTTATGGTGTTTCATTTGCGTGACATGGTTGATTTAATAGGTCGTAAACTAATGTCAGGCGATGTGCTTGAACTGCAACATTTAAAAGATTACGATGCATTAAACGGCGATTTACCAGCGGCACTAAAAAGATATTATGTAGTTGGCGATGCTAGTTTTGCCGCAGAAGGATTTAGCCCAACTTGGTGGCCACACTTATGGCGTGTTAAACTTAATCCGTTAGTAGACAGTCAAGAATACAAAGATATTCTTAACAATATTGCAGCCAGTGACACTACTACAACACCAGTGGGACAAATTTTATCTACTTACAATGAATATTTAAACATCAATGAAAGTACAATAGCCCAAGCAGAAGTTGATGTACCATTAAGCGGGTACGATACTACACCGTACTACTCATTGCCAGATCCAAGTATTGTAACTGGTGATATTACATCTGACTCAGGCGAGATTACCGCTGACAGTATTGATTTAACATCCGACAGTATCATTACAACTCCTGCTTACAAAATAAGCGGATACTTAACAGGTGACGGTACTCCGCCAAACAGTATTACATGCGGCACAGGAATATCATTCCCAACTAATCCAATCAATGGAGAGTATTTTTTACGCCTTGATTATCTGCCAAACAGATTATTCAGATTCAATGGTCAGTATTGGTTACGAATAGAAGATTCAGTACGTACAAACATCACCCCAGGTGATACAAATAATAAGACAATGCGCGAGGGTTATGTAAATAACACTAACACATACACAGACTCGCAAGGTGTAGTACACAAAGAAAGACAGTCCCTTAGTGAAGCATTGACTCCTAAGGCAGACAATTAAAGGATTATAATGGCCGGACTAGTACAATTTGCTTACGATGGGCAAATCAGAAGATTTGTTATACAGTTTATACGTATGCTTTCAAACTTCCAAGTTGAGTTTGGACAAGACACTTCTGGTGCTATTGCATTGCAAACCATTCCAGTCTATTACGGAGATGTTAGTCGCCAGGCTGCAGTCATATTAAAAAATAACAGCGAAAACACATTAAATGCAGTACCAGCAATGGCCACATATATTTCTGCGTTAACATATGATCGTCAACGCCTACAAAATCCCTATTACGAAAATACATTAACACTAAGAGAACGTGAGTACAACGAAAATACCGGAACATACAGTAGCGTACAAAATGGTATTTTTACAGTTGAGCGATTAATGCCAGCTCCATATAAACTACAAATGAAAGTAGATATATGGACTAGTAATACTGAACAAAAACATCAAATTGTTGAGCAAATTGCTCCACTGTTTAATCCTTCGTTAGAAATACAAAGCACAGACAATTATGTTGATTGGACTAGTTTAAGTGTAGTAGAATTAATTGATATTTCTTATACAAATAGAAGTGTGCCCACCGGCAGCGACGACACCACAATTGATATTGCTACATTAACTTTTGAAATGCCAATTTGGATAAGTTTACCGGCTAAGGTTAAACAGGGCGGAGTTATTACACAAATTATTGCCAGTATATACGATGAAAACGGATCCATTACCGCAGACAATTATACAGCCGGTGTGTCGTCACTTCAGAGAATTACTCCACTAAATGCAGGAATTACATTTATCGGAAATGTACTAACACTATACAAAGACAATACAAATGCTGTTGGCGATACTGTATATGGCACAAAAATGCGTTGGGCAGATCTTGTTAACATATATGGTAAGCCATTAACAAATGGCATTTCACAGGTAAGATTAACATTTCCATTCCCCGATCAATATGGATTCCATGAGATTGTAGGCACAGTAGCATACGATCCCACTGATGCAACACAACTATTGTTTACCACTATTGCACAAACATTGCCTGCAAACACATTGGATGCTGTGAGTGCAATCATTGATCCAACTACAGTTACCGTAAACAGTAATATTTTAAGTCCAGCTACAGGAACAAGATATTTAATCTTAAGACCAATTGGTGATGCAAACACTACATCGGCCGTGGCATGGGCAGGCACCGCAGGATCTAATTTATTAGCAAATGCAAATGACATTATAGAGTGGAACGGCACTGAGTGGACTGTAGCATTTGAAAGTCAAACTAATCCTGGTGTTCAATATGTAACAAACTTAAACACCACAGTACAATATCGTTGGACTGGCACTGAGTGGATTAAGAGCTACGAAGGATTATACAAGGCCGGAAATTGGAGTTTGGTGCTGTAATGACTGACCACACAGAAGGTTGTGGAGCATTAATATATGCTAAAACAACCAATCGATATCTTTTCTTATTAAGAAATAAAAGCAAGCATGCTGGCTCATGGGGTATAGTAGGCGGTAAGATTGAGCGTGGCGAAAGTGTTATGCAGGGATTGGTTAGGGAAATACAAGAAGAAATTGGTATTGATTATACTAATAAAAAATTTATTCCCTTAGAAACATTTACAGCCGACAATCGTAAATTTGTATATTACACATTTCTAATAGGTGTAGATGAAGAATTTGTACCTAAGCTCAATGACGAGCATCGTGGATATTGTTGGGTAAACTTAGATGATTATCCTAGACCTTTGCATCCAGGATTATGGAGAAGTTTTAATTTTGATATTGTTAAAAAGAAAATTAAAACTTTAGAATCAATATTGAATTAACTAATAAAGCCAATGTCGGCTTCTAGTACAAAATCTCTATAATCAATTTGTCTGAAATTAACTAAACCAGATAACGATTCTGGAACTGAGTATGTTTTAGCTGGAACTATTCTAATAAATTCTACATCAGAATATGTAGTCATAATAATATGCAATGCTTTTATCCAGATGTCATGATTCTGATGTTCTGATTCTGGTAGATAGCCGTTTGTATTTTTATAGATATTGTTGACTTTACCAGCCATATCGTATCCATCATAGCCCATCATAAAAATCTTTTTATGTCCATCAAAGCAAGCCAAATACACAGCAAGTGAACCGGCATCCCAAGGAATATTTTGTGGTATTAAATAAAACTTACCTGGATAGTCTAATAGGTAAGGAGCATTTGCATAAACAATATGCTCAGATGGATATGTCAATTTGGCAATTTCTTCGACGATATCATCACCTGTTGCTACTAAAAAGTCAGGAGCAAAATCTCTATATAACGCATTACATCCGTAACTTTGTAAACTGTTTTCTCCACCCAGACCTGCTTTGTGACCTGAAATAAATCTGAGATCAAAGTTTGCACGAGATTCACCATTGGCAATTGCAATAGCTTGTGTAGTTGTAAAAGTATTAAACACACTATTAGCAATGTATTCAGTTTCAGGTGTCCACTCACTGTTACTTAATGTCATAGTTGTAACAATCGTTTCTCCTGCGTAATTGCTACGATATAATTGTTTTAGTTTTTGCATATTAATGTTTTCCAACAACCACTTCAATGGTTTCTATATTATTAGTATTTATTGCGGCTAGTGCTTTGCCGATTACACACCCTGGCACAAATTTACTGTTATCAATTGCTTGTGCAACACCCGGAATTGAACTTGTTACTAGTACTTGTCCTTTTTTAACAGGCCCAAGCACTCTACAGGGAACACGACCTTGCAATGCTACTGGTAATCCAGTTGCTGTTGAATTCATCAAATAAGCTGGGTCTGTTGAAATAATTCCTGCAACAGCTGGGTCATGATCAATGGTCGTTACTGTGATTTCAGCTGGGCCACCAAAAACAACAACAGTACCAGGATCATACTCTCCGTCGGCGGCATAATTTTCTGCTAAGTCAGCGTATTGTGCATGAGATGCTGTACCGTAAATTGTTCCCCACCAAGCGGTAGTACTACCAAGATTATACGATGTATTTGCACTAGGAGTTACTGTTCCTGTAATTGAAATTGATGCCGTACCAACAGTAATTTGATATGTACTTGAGTTGCCACCGCCACGAATATTAACTGAACCGCCAGTCCAAGAACTTAAATAAGTATTCTTATCAGTTTGCCCCATTAGCAGACCGTACTCACTGCCACTCATACCAGCTTGTTGAACAGTATTGTATGTGCTATTTCCTGGCCATGAACCAATGAATATATTGCCGCCAGTTAAGCTATTTGTGCCTGCGGCTAGTGCACCTGTTAATGTAAGTCCAGCAAATGATGGGCTAGCTGAAGTTTGTAAATTTTGTGGAGTACCTATTGTAACAGTTTGGCCACTGGCACTAGCAGTTACACCATTTGTTCCAGCAAATGTTAATGTCTGTGTTAATAAAGATACACTACCTGTACCAGACGTTCCAGCAATCGGAAGAGTTGAACTTACTGTAGCTGTTGAGATACTAGAAATTCTACCAAAAGTGTCTGTGGTAATAACTGGAATAGCAGTTGCCGATCCAGTGGTAACTGCACCCGGTCCAGTGATAGTCAAAGAAACTGCTGTACCAGAAATTGTTAAGTTGCCGGACCCAGATGATGTTGACAATACACGGTTGCCACTGTCGTATACTGATCCGATGTAAGCGGCACCAGTAACTCCTAAACCTCCATTAACAACTAATGCACCAGTGGTTGTACTAGTACTCGTTGTGCCGGATTGTGCAACAATGTTACCAAGAGAAGTAGTTGTGCCACCAGTATATAAAGATCCAGAAATTGATGCCCCACCAGTGACTTGTAAAGCGCCTGTTGCTACGCCAGTTGCAGCAACACCACTTGCAGCAATCACATTTGCTGTTGTTAATATTTTATTTGATGCTATTGCTGTGTTAGTATTAATATTGCCAGACATTGATATGCCTGCCAAAGTTGTAAGACCAGTTACCGACAGTGAACCAGTATCAACAATACTTGTTGTTATGTATTCAGTTACCTGTTGATAAGTGTTGCCCTGTACAATTAAATTACCTTGTACTGTTACGTTTCCGCCAGCATATACATTACCTCCAACGCCTAACCCTCCGTATATAGTAACAGCACCGGTACTGCTACTTATAGAAGGAATTGTATTGGCAAATATAGTAGCGTAAGGTACCGCACCACCGGCAAAACCACCTGACGCTGTCCAATATACTTTTGTTCCGTCTGATGCTAAAATTGATCCAGGAAATCCAATATTGCCATTTACATATATCCCAGCATTGTTAATCATCAATACATTACCAACGCTTACATTAGCATAATTTTGAACTGTAACATTGCTGTTTGTTACGCCAGAATTTGCAGTAATGGCATACATGAAACTTTGACTAGATTCATTCCAATAAAATGCCGCATTTGGAACTAAGCCGTTTGCACGATTCATAATAAAGCCAACATCCACATTGGCTTGGGTTGATGCTTGGTGCAACACCGTCAGCGGGTCCATAAAATACTCTACATTAGTATCTAAGTCCCATATTTTTGGTCTAGTTAATCCCATTTTATAATCCGTATTGTTCAGTATTTATGAAAAAATAAAAGGGCCCAATGGCCCTTTTAAATTTAGCTACGGTAGAATTATACTCTACCAACAACTACTTCGATAACTGCTTTTCCAGTACTTGGGTAGTCCTGCAAGGCTTTACCAATTACTGATCCAACTGCGGGATTATTACTGGCTTTAGCAAATCCAAAACCAGCACTTACCATTAAATCGCCCTTCTTAACGGGTCCGATAATCTGGCATGGAACACGCCCTTGTAGTGCTAGTGGCACAACTGTTGCACCAGTTAGCCCGCCATTCATCAAGTGAGCTGGGTTAGTAGAAACGATACCTGCTACAGAAGTAGTATCTGCATCAGCTACAGTTACTTCAGCTGAGCCACCAAACATTAATACTGTACCTGCAGAATATGTTTTGTCAGCTTGGTAGTTCTCTGCCAAGTCAGCGTATAGTGCATGAGTTGATGTACCGTATATATTATTAAACCAAGCACTTGTACTACCTATGTTAACGCTTGCGTTAGCAGTTGGCAATATTGTACTAGTGGCATTAATTGTTCCGCCAACAAATAGTGCTCCGCCAATACCAGTACCGCCAGTAACAACCAATGCACCCGTTGTGGTACTTGAACTAGATGTTGAATTAGCAACCAACAAGTTACCCAAAGATCCACCAGCAGGAGTAGTGCCTGCCCAGTTAACGGTATTAGATGGTTGCGAAGTTAATCCATCAAATAACTGATAATATCCAGTTGAGTGATTTTTAGCAAAACCAGTATAAACGTTACCAGCACCGTTGTAGTAAGATCCAACTAAACCTAAGTCATATGAGTTGCCAGGATTTAAGTTACCAACGAACACAATTGGACTTTGCACCGCTAAGTTTTGTGTAGTAACAGTTGTACCTGAACCACCAAAACTAATATTACCGTTAATGAAAACATTACCACCAACGTTAACGTTACCTTGTACACCTAAACCACCTGCAATACGCATAGCACCAGTTGTTGTACTAGTTGATGTTGTGGCAATATTAACTGTAATACCAGCTGGTGCGCCTGCACGACTAGTACCAGTAATACGCATACGTTCGTGACCAGTGGTAAAACCACCTGTAGTAAACACAATATCGTTTTGTACACCGGATGAGTCTGTGGAAATAAAGATACTACCATTACCAGTTGTACCGCGTGGCGCACTCATGAAAATGTAGCCATCGTCTGGTCCAGTAATACCGTATTGACTTGCACTAAATTGTCCACCAGTGATACCCAAGTCAATCCAACCATTTAAATTATCGCCGTTGGCACTATAAGCAATCAAGTCAGTACTTGAACCGGATCCATATCCATAATTCTTAAGTGCAAACTGTTGGAAGTTCGTAGTATTACCAGTGAACACACCCGAAGCATTTGTCAGGCCATTGTAAATTTGCACAACTGCTGCAGATGAATTATGCGATGCAGCAGTAGTACCTCCTGCGGCACGAGCAATTCCTGTAAATTGAATGTTACCTGTGTTATATACCACACCAGTATAGTTAATTAGCTCACTGTCAATTTGAATTTGTCCATATGGATAAAACCCGTAAATATCCGGACCATTGAAATAATAATTACTTGTTACTCGGTTACCAATTGATGCTGCATTACCATTGTCAGTTGAATACGCCCAAGGTCCTGTTTGATTACTAAAGTTTTGATATAAAGTATGATTAATAGTAATCGGTGAAGTTGACGAATTATTAACTGACGTTGTTAGCCCACCAATTAATGTGTTATTGTTATCAGTGTCTGGTGCGTTTGTACCTTGATATACAACGCCCATTTGCGAATACAAATTACCAACTACATATAAACCGTCATTTGGCACAATCTGAGCTTGAATAACTGCGTTTGATGCGCCAAAACCGCCGGCTGAGAATTTAATAATACCATTCATTGCACTAGCTTGGTCTGTTGCTAGCACCAGATTACCACCAATTGCTGCAGAGTTACTTGCAAATACCGGAGCTGATGCTAAAATATAAGCATCGCCAGCATTAGTAATAATAAATCCAGAATTTGTATAGCCTGAACTTTCAATACCCATATCAATGTAGCCAGTTAGATTATCGCCTAAATCACTGTATGCAATAAAGTCTGCAGATGCGCTGGGTCCATTGCTAGGATTATGTACAACCACTTGCACAAATGCGTTGACGTTTTTACTTACAACTAGTTCTGCATCTGATAAGGGAGTAGATTGCCCGTTGGTAGAGTTAGTTGAGTGCGATCCATTGGTTATAAACGATTGTGCTGTGTTGTCAGTACTAACAGTAATGTTACCTGCTGTGACATTGATGTCTGAGCTTAAATTACTCGGACTTGTACTTGTACTGGTAATTGCGCCATTACCTGCCCAAATTGTTGTTGGTCCTACTTGAAGACCGTTTTGTACTACGAAATTACTATTTGCCATTTTTGTTTTCCTTTGGTTCCATATTCCCCAATAAAGGCTTTTACATTCCTATTAGATAGGCACGTATTGTCTTGTTAATCTTACACTATTAGAAGAATTAACGCCAGTGAACTGTACAAGAACATTACCACTGCTGATAGTTGCACTTGTTATACCTAAATTACCGTTGGTCTGAACAACACCATATTCACTTACATATGGAGTTGATCCGTTTTGTACAACAAGCACTTCACTTGTTTGATAACTTGTTCCATGAGTAACCTGCACGATATATTTTGCACTACGGTAAGTAGATGTAGAGAATGTATCAATAGTGGTTGCAGCTCCAGCGCTTGCAACAGCTACGTTTGCATCACCTGTTACTAAACCACCACCCAATGGCATAGTGAATGCCGGAGTTAATGTTGTATTAACTGGATTTGATATGAATGTAATACCAGTGGAGTCGTTTACACCAACAGTAACATAACCTAAGCTACTTGTTAGCGAAGTAATCGTTTGTGTTGTTGTTAAAATACGAACGTCGATGACGTCACCTGATGATGGTGGTTCGTTAAATGTTAGTGTAGTTCCACTTACTGTATAGGAATAACTCGGTCCACCAATTTGTAACACACCGTTAACGCTGACTAATGTACCACCTGTGGTTGCGGGATTTGCAATTGTAAATGTACTAGTAGATCCGTCACCGTTAAATTGTTGTTCCTGAATAACAGTAAAGTTTGTAGTTGGGTGAGTCCATGATGTGCCATCATACCATTCTGGTGCACCGTATGTTAAGTTGAAACGGAACATACCAGCTACATCAGTGAATCCTGAACTTCCTGGACGTTGTGCGTTGTAACCAATCGGCAACAACATAGAATCCGAAGAATTAATCTGGAATTTTGCACCTGGTATTAAATTACCAGCTGGAGCAGAACCACCAACTAAAACTTGATCGTAAGTTGAATTTGGTCTTGCCCATAACAATGTGCTGTCATTTTTACCACGTATTAAAACGTCTTGATTTGCAGTCTGCGATGCATTAAATACTGCGGCATTACCAAAGTAAACATTACCCATTACACCCAGGCCGCCGTTATTGGTAACAACCAATGCACCAGTTGTTGTACTTGTACTATTAGTGCCACTTGTGGCAACTAGATTACCTGTTACCTTTGTAACACCATATGCATCAATACTCAAAGTTTGTGAGTTAGACAAACCACCACTGTAGAAAATTAAGCTATCATTGGCGCCAACACTAATGCGACCAGAGCCGGTGGTATAGTCGACAATAATACCATCTGAATATGTGCCACCAAACGAACCTGTGGTTAATAGACCATTGGAAGTAACAGCAGCGGCACCACCGTAGATATTACCACCTATACCAATACCACCTGCTACTTGTACTGCACCAGTAACTGTACTAGTTGCTACAGTTGAGTTTTGTACAAAAACTGATCCCAATTTTAAACCATCGTATACAATATTGGAACTACCTAGGTTAACTACATTGCCACTGGGTTCGCCGATATTACTAAACAAATACCAATCACCGTCAACATAGTTACGTACAAAACCAGTGTGTGCGTAAACGTTAGCGGGACCGCCAATAAAGTGAGAGTAGAAACCAACATCGTAGTTATATGGGTAAACACTATTTGTTGTTAAGTAAATTAATGGTTCTTCAACTGTTAAAATTTGAGATTGAGTAGCAAGAATGTTACCTGCGTAAACATTACCACCTACCCATAAATCTTTTTGTATACTTGCACCACCAGCAATTTGAACAGCACCAGTTGTTGTACTAGTTGCTTGTGTAGTGTCAGTGCTGTACATGGTCGTAACTGTTGCAGCTGCTGGTGTAATATTACCAATAACTGTATTCTGCAACGCTGTAATAAAACTGTTTTTACCAAATGCATTTAAGTTGCCGCCGATACCTACTCCGCCGACTACAGTTAGTGCGCCTGATCCTTTGTCAAGACTCGGAGTTCCATTTGTAATAGTTAAATTACCATTGGCTGTAATTAAACCACTGGCCTGGACTGTGGTAAATGCAGCACTACCAGGAGTAACATTTCCGATTGCAACAGCTTGGAATCCACCAATATTGGCTGTTGTCATCTGTGTATCTGCGGTGTGACTGATAAAGCCGTTTAATGTTGTTGTGCCATTAACAATAAGATTACTTGAAATAGTTGATGAAACTAATAAAGTATTACCAGCTTGTAGATTCGCCCAACCGGAATTATTAATACTTGTAACGCCAGAACCTGTGTCAGTTGTAGCAATGAACTGGAACTCAGATGAGTTTTCTGCCCAAATTAATGCGGTATTAACTGAACCATATGGATTTAACGTAGATAAATTTCTATTAAACAATACACCAATGTCGTAACCACTTAAACTTCCTGAATATCCATTGTTGAATACAACCAACGGGTCATTGATATATGTGTTAATACTGTTGATTGTTGTAGGAGTTCCTGTTACTTGGAAGTTACCAAGAACGGTAATGTTAGATGCTAATGTTAAATTAGCTGCAAACAGATTACTTGTAAGTGTTTGATTAACTAGTTTAGTACCAGTAATTGTTGCATCAGTAATCTGATTATTCTTAATTCTTGTTAAATAAACCGCCATGGCGTAAGCTCCTGAATCGTATTAATTAATGTATTTACCTTAGCCGTAGGTATTTTGGATCGCTGTCTTTTTTAAAGCAAACCAATGAAAAATTATACGGAAATTAACGTTTTTGTTAAATTAACGTTATTGTTTGAGCTTGCGCCTGTGCCATAAATTACAACATTTCCCGAAACAATGTTTGCACTAAATGTCATTAAACTATTTGCACCAGTGTAAGTAGTACCATACACACTAATTTTTGCAGTAGTACCATCTTGCACTACAATAATTTCACTTGCTTGATATTGAGATGACGTTGTATTTGATACACTTACAACATATTTGCCACTTCTATAAGCAGTAGAAGAAAAACTGTCAATGATTGTTGGCGTTGTTCCTATATTTATAATAGCTGCAGAATCTATTAAGGTTGGTGCATAATTATAGCCATAAGTAAGACCATTACCAAAAACTATTTGTTTATTAGCGGCTGTACCAATATTTCCACTGAATGCCGACAATTCTGGCACAGTAGTGCCAGCAATAAAACGTATATCAATAATATCAGTCGGTAGCGGAGCTTCAGCAAACGTTATTTGCGTCCCCGATACTGTATAAGCCGGATTTGCCCCACTGGGATTTTGTATTGTACCATTAATGCTTACTAACAAAGCTGATGCAGTCGACGCTTGAGATAATGTAAATGTTTGTGTTACGCCATCTGCATAGTCAATTGTTTGGTCATCTAAACTGTTAGTAAGTGGCATCCAATCAGTGCCAGTCGAAAATTCAAGACTACCTAATGTTGTATTATATCTGATTTGCCCAACTAGAGCCGCAGATGGTCTTTGTGACTCGGACCCATAAGGAACACCAAGTGAAGTAGTTGAGTTAATTGCAACTATTCCTGTTGCATTTGGTACTAAATGTATATTTGCTGTTGATTGTGGGAAAATATAATCAGAATACACATTTCCATAAAATGTTGATGATACATTCCCAACTGTTATATTTCCTGGGAAATTTTGAATACCTGTAGGCCCGGTATAACGTGCACCAACTACATAAACAACATTACCAGTTACTGCTGTTGGCACGTTTGTGTCAGCAAAGTTAACAATACCAGCCATATAGTCAAAATACCAACTGTCATTATTACCTGATCCACCCACTGGTAAATTGGTGTATGTTATTGCTGTAGATGCATTTGCACCAGTTGGGCCTGCATATAATTTAATCTGATAACCTGCACCAAACTGAGGACTAATCCAATTTGTTAAATTTGTTGCCCAGGTTTCATTTGCAATGCCTTCACTTAGTGATACTGCTTGTACTACAGAACTTGTAGACCCACTGTAAACAGTTACTGCACTACTATTGCTACTTGGTAATGTTGTTACATTTGGTATAGCATAATCTTGTTGCCAGATTGTTGATCCTGGACTCAACTGAGGGCTAGCGTTAGATTCGTTGGCCGGTGATTTAGCTGTGCTCGTGTCAGTCTTAGAAACCCCACTAAGTTTCTTATATAATATATCGACGATTTGTGTTTGTGAAATTGACATATTAGTTAGTTGGGTTCGCTATAGATAAGGCTGTTAAACTTTGGCTACTGGTTAATTTTATTCGAACATATATTTCGTTGTTAGTCGAATTAGTTGAACTTGCTGTACCAAATGTACAGGTGTAACTTCCTCCACTCACTAGACTATTTAATACCGCGGCTCCACCAGTACTGCAACCTGCCGATCCATTGCCGCCGGTACCAGTACCAGGGACGCCAGAGCCGGCATAGGCCTGTGCCATATTAATCCATCCATGAGTAGGAGATGCTGTTGTATCAATAGTGCTTCCAGGTAGTGCAACCCATAGTCCAGCGATAGTTCCTGTGTAGCTGATATTAAATTTACTTACTGCACTCTTAACAAACTTAAATGTAAAATATTGGCTTGTACTACGACCACTTAAATTTGGACCAACAGGCAAAAATCCAGTTGAATAATTTGTCTGATCGTATTGTATTTTTGCAGCTACATTAGTTGCATCTGTTGTATAAAATGGGCCTGTGGTACTGTTAAATGCGGCTTCACTACCAGTATATGAGGGATTATCTGCGGCTGTTCCTGCATCAGGATTCACAATACGATACGCAGCACTACCACCAGTATAACTATTTGTTATTGCTGTTTCTTCAATCTGTGTGCTGGTACCAGTTTTATAAAGTACGTAGGTTGATGGCGCACTAAATGCCCAACTAGTTGAATTGTAACTGTTGTTTACTGTGACGCTTGGTCCAGCAGTACCTAAAGAGTTACCAAATCCACTAGTAATGTTAGCGGTTGTTGTAAAAGAAACGACTGCGGTGTTGTTTCTTGTGATTGGAGTTGTTACTCCAGCGGCAGCATAACTGACTAGCGCAGGAGCTGCAAACGCACCATTGGCTGCACTTGATGAAATTAAATTAGTTGAATTAGGATATGTATCGCCACTGATATTTTGTACATTACCTTTTAAAGTAAATCCTGCACTGGTAGTAAACATAGGAATAGTACTTGAATACTGTACTACGTTACTGCTTAACACCATGCTTGTGCCCGAGAATGATGGCGCACTGGGACTAGAACTATCATAGTACCAAGTAGCATCATTTGTTTGATTCCCAGTCGCCGAATCTGAAATATGTACTCTATTCCATCCCGGCGACATACCAGCACCTGCTGTGGCATAAGCAGAGAATACTGTCCAAAATCCTGCTGTTACTGTTGATACTACAGAGTGATAATCTTCTACGTTATAAACATACAAGTTACCATTTAAGGTATTGCCATTACTACCAGTTAGTGTTACATTACCATTAGGTACACCATTTACATAAGTCGTAATAGTTCCTGTACTACCAGGACCTACATTAGTGATAGGCGTACCAATTGTGCTAAATGAACTTGCTCTGAGTGTGCTAACTAATGTACCACCGGCTACGCTTAAGTTACCCCATCCCGAGTTATCAGTTTGTGTAAAGTTACACATTAGCCCACTATTAGTAGTTCCTACAGAAATTGTTGTACTGTTAGGAAAGTTTGGTGGGCTTGGTGGTACTAGCTTACCTAGTACATAGTTTAATTCTGCAATTGCATTTGTCACTGTTGTCGATTGTGTGAATGTTACTGCATTACTTATAAAAGCCTGTACTGTGTTGGCTCCAAGAGTAACAGTATTTCCATTTATTTCTGAAAATTCAGTATTAATAGTACTAAGGGTACTGAATATATTAGATATAGTAGGATCAGTATTAGATGCTAGATAAGTAGAAACATTTGTATTTCCATACAATGCAGATACGCCATTAGCAGACCAATTAAGGCCATTGGTTGTATAGATATTGTTTATGTAGGCATTACCAGCAATGCCAATCCCGCCAGCAACTTGTAATGCACCACTTGTTGTACTTGTGGATGATGTTGTTTGTGCTAAAATTAAACCAACATTATTTTTAAAACGTCCTTGGTAATTATTAGTTGTGCTAAAACCGCCGGTAGAAAATACAATGTCACTAGCTGTCCCTGTGCCTATTAATAAGTTACCATTTAACCCCGATGTTCCTTGAACATACAAATAACCATCTAATGGGTTATTAAGTTCGTTGCCTACACCACCTACAAAGCCTGAGCTATTAATACCCATGTCAATGTATCCGGCACCAGCAGTACCAGTATCGGCTGTGGCTACATAATCAGTTGATGCGGCAGAACCATTGTTGATGTTTTGATGATTAACTTGACCATAACCATTAAAGTTTGTAGAGTTTTGTAATACAGTTTGTGGCTGATAAACGTAACCAGAATTAACGCCAGCATATAAGGCACCAAAGCCTGCAGCATTACCAAAGAATCGACCAATATTTCCAGAAATATAATTTGTATTTCCGTTTGTGGTTATGTTACCAGTTAAAACTATATTCCCAGCAGAAATATTTCCCAGGAATGACGATGTGTTATATACAATTAATGCACCAGATATATTTGCATTACCATTAACATCTAATGTATAGTTAGGTGTAGCAGTACTGATACCAACATATCTATTGTTTACATCAAAGAACGCAAGGTTTCCGTCAATGGCAAGATCAACACCCTGTCTGTCCAGGTTGCTAAACAGCATTGGTCCTGTAATACGTCCAATTGCCATTTTGTCCCCTTATGCTGCGTTGGTGCTGTTTAAATTATGAATAACAACAATTTGATTTGGGTTCACTCCTGGTGCAGGTGGAGGACTAGTAAAACTAATTCCGTAGCCACTAACTGAATAATTCGTTGTTGGTTGTTGATATACTCCGCCAATGAATACTGCAACTGCGGTTGGATCAGATTCGCTTTGTGTCATAGTAAATGCTTGTGTTAATCCATCACCAATGAATGTATCAACTACTAGCTGAACTGATCCAATTTTTGCAACTTGACTCCATGCATTGTTGTAATAAAATTCTATTTTACTTGTAGCTTGGTTAAATCTAATTAGACCATTAACTGGTGTGTCACCATATGCACTACTTGGAACCATTGGTAATAATGCCGCTTGTGCCCCATGTGCAAGTTCTGGATTTTTAAGAAATCTTGCCATTATTAAATTCCAATATAACTTATTGTTGAACTTACACCTGTGCTTGAACTTACGTTTGCATATACCGCATCGCCATTTCCAAGTGCGAATTTTTCTTGCGTGATTAATGTATTGTATGCGCTAATGCTTATATTTCCGTAAATTAAAGTTAACGAATTAGCACTAAATCCACTAGGTACCATGTATACGTTTGCATATACTGTTCCGTTAGTGTTGTTACAGATATGCATAGTAGATATTACGTTGTTACCAGAACTTGTATATATTGCTGCCGGTGAGCTATTGCTAAGTGATGCGTTTTGTAATGACATGTTTGTTCCTATTATCCAAATAAAATACTGTAGGCTACACTACGAGTCTTAGACATTAACTCGGTGTTTGTATATTTTGTGTTTGTTACATATACTCCAGTTCCGCCAGAATTAACAGTATTAGATAAAAATATCTGTACGTTTGCGGTAGTAGTACTGTCCCATAATGTATGCGAGTGCAAATCTAAATTACCGCCTAGTCCCGGAGTTAAATCTTGGTTAACATTTCCTAGCAACGAACCCGAACCTGATGTAGTCGCAATGTTTCCGTACCCAATACCGTTTGTTGTAATTTGCCAATTCTTTACTGTTTCGTTCCAACGTAAAAATACATTGGCTGCTAAACCTCTATCAATTTCTAATCCTGAATATGTAGACGAAACACCGTTTCCAGATTCGCCAGCATTTAGATAAAGAAAATTGTCAGATATACTTGTATTTGTTTGAGTAATACTTGTAGAATTACCACCAACTAATAAATTACCTTGAATAAAGAATGTACCGGTTGTAAAAGTAACATTACCCGACAGATTTGCATCTGAATTAATAACGTGATAATCACCGGAAATTCGCTTAGTAACACTCATATAGATATCCTGTTTATCAAGTATTTAGCAAAAGAAAACGGCCCGAAGGCCGTTTTGTTAACGCTTAATTTAATTAAGCACTTTGTACTTGAACAAATGTGCTGTCAGGAGTAGCTAAACGATAACGGAATTTGTTATAGTTGTAACTACCATTTGTGTTAGCACTTAGAGTGCCATCACTAGAGTAATCCCATACAAATTTGTTTGTAATACGACTTGCGTATGTGCTAGTAGTAATAGAAACACCAGTTTGTCCTAAAACATTACCTGTTGTATTAACTGTAACATTACCAACTGCATTAACAGCAGTAACTTGAGCTACTGCGGCTGCGCCAGTAAAGCCAATGATATAGTCTCCAACACGTGGGCTAGCAACAGGACCAGTTACTGTACTACGAGTATCATATGTTATATATGTAGAAGTAGCGCCACCTGCAATGTTAGCAGAAGCAATGTTAGCGGCTGTTGTATTCAAATTTATAAGAAGGTTCATTTGACCAGCGGCTGGATTTGGTGTGTTTGCTAATGTGCAATCACCAACGTTTGCGCTAGCATCTTGAACGCGGAATTTTTTACTGCCTTTTTGTGCAATAATAAAACCTTGTGCAGAACTTTGACCGTTAATATGAACTTGACCTTGGATTTGATATCCAGATTGTCCTGTATCACCACCAGTACCACCGTAGTGAGCACCGTCAATGATTGTTTGACTTATATACTTGTCAACTACTTGACCAGATACTGAATTTGTTTTTTGTACTTTAAATTTTGCCATTTTATTTTTCCTTTATTGTTAGCGTTCTAGGCTACCCGAAGTGGTGCTCCGAGAGTTACTCGGCATGAGTGAACAATATATTTATCCAATTAAAGATAAACTGAGTGTGCGTTTGTTGCGGCGCCAACCACTGTTACAGGATTTGTTTTTACTGTTTTTGGTTTTGGCGCAGTATCCGCTGGCTGTATAGTATCAGCGCCAGGAGTTGCGTTACCTCTTGCTGATACCGCAGTGGTTTTGGTAGTTGCGGCTATAGAAGTTTTTACTGCGGCAGTACTGGTTACTGGCGCTGCTACTGGATTAGCAATTTTTGTTTTTACTGCTGCTGTAGTTGTTACAACTGGATCTGCTGTCTTAGATGCGATGGTTACTTCTGCTGGTTTTTGTACTGACATAATACGTTCCTTAATTTATTAAGTATTTATTATGTACTTTCTACTTTTTGGTTTGCAAAGCAAAATAGTTATAGTATCTTGGTTTTATCTGTAGTTTTTTAACTAGTGTGTCAACATCCTCATCCCAATTTCCAGATTCTCTGATTACTTTGTAATACTCAGGAAATGTTATTTTAAAATCTTCTTGCCGATATTCATCTTTAGCCATAGTCCAAAATTTAAAATCTTCCCATGCACTGGCATCTGCAGGAGTTTCCATGAATTTTAAAACTCGGTCTAATCTTGGATTATTAAATTTGCTAAATTTTTCAACAACAGCAGATTTAACTTGATCAGGTAAATTTTTAATATTATAGTATGAAGGATTTGTTGCTAGATTTAAATGAGGGTCAGTATCAGTTGCTTGTGTTAACCATTCTACTAACTCTGGCAAATAATATATATTCAAACTAGTAATAGCAATGCTAGGTAGTAAAGAAAAATAATTATTTGTAGATGCAAATTTTTCTCTGAGTACAGTATGAAACCAATTTATATTTTTTGATACATTACTCCACTTAGCAGGAAATCTAATATATTCAAATTGATCACCTAGCCCGTCAATACTTAAATTTAAATTAAAAGATTTAAAATGGCTTACAGAATCAACCCAGTCATCATCAGGTAACGTAGTTGTGTTTGTGCTTATATTAAGAAATATTTCTTTACTACGACCAGATTCAGCTAATTTTTTTAATAGCTTTGGAGTTTGTGTATCTAGCAACGGTTCGCCACCATAAAATTCAAGTCTTTTTAAATTTCCAGTGAACTCATAAATTTCATCTAGCTGTTGATCTGTCCATTCATTACGATCTGGACCTCTTGTATAATAGTGTTCGTTAAGCAAATACTTTTCTTTATAATGCTCGCCTTCAATTTTGTATAGCACAGAATCTGTACTGTTGCAACTACGGCATCGCAAATTACAAAAGTTGTTAACTTTCATAACTAACTGCATTGGACCATTTTTATAAAATGTTTCTTGTAATGCAGTCTCAGGTGTTATATCAGTAAAATGTAGTTTTGTTTCTGTGCCGTCAGGATCTGTTTCGGTATCGTAAATAGACTTTCTTAGACTATATCCGCCAGCATCTTCTCTACTCCAACATATATTGCACTCAGGCATTTTTTCATTGCTTAGTGTTCTTTTTCGAAAATCTTGTAGTTCAACACTTTGCCATCTATCACGCATAGGTATATTATTAAAATTCCAAAGGTCACCGCCTAATGTAGGGCACGGTGCCTGATTACCTGATGGATCAATAGTATTAAAAATAAAAGGTGCAAGACAAAGATTTTTTGGAAAAGACATAATCAGTTTTATTTATAGTACAGTATAGCACTAAAGAATATATAGTCAACAAAAAAGGACCTTGCGGTCCTTTTTGTTCCTTCCCGTAAACCCAGCGTACTGGGCTCCCGAACGAGTGGATTATTGGAATGATAGATTTGCTACAGCAATCTCACCAACGTAGTCGCCAGCGTTACCTAGAGACGATGCTGTGTTTGTTAACTCAACATAGCCGTAACGTGTCATAAACGAAACTACTGGTTCGAATGTGCTTGGATCTAGAACAACACCAGAAGACATCAATGGGATATATGGGCAATAGAACGCAGCTGCATCAGCTTCGCTAGAACCTTTATATCCAACCAATACTGCTTGGCTGTCGTTTGCATAACCGTCAACATAAATCTTCATTGCGCCGTTCAATGTACCAACAAACTTAGTGTTTGTAGGTGCTTCGAATGTACCTTCTGTTGTACGAGCAAAAGCTGAAGTAGTTGCAGATTGCAATACTGTCAATGATGCTGGAGATACAACTGCCCAGTTACCTGCGCCACGACGTGTACGTTGAGCAATCAAGTTAGCTGTACGATTGATCAATACTGCTAAAGCAGCATGCTCATCACCAACGAATGTTGCTGTACCAGAAACTGCTGACTGGTCATATGTGTAGTCAGTAGCAGCTAGTGCACGTAGTGAACCAAGAATTTCTTGGTCAATTTCAACTGTAATTTCTTGAGCCAAAGCTGCCATAATTTCTGCTTCAACATCTAGACCATGCATAGATTGTGCATCTTGTGCGGCCTCAAACGTCCAACGAGCTGACAATTTGCGAGTTTTAGCCTCAACAACTTGTTTCAAGATTTGAACGTTAATTCTGTTACCTGCAGTACCTTCAAGAGCTGCTGTACTTGATGCTTGACCAGTTGCGTTAGAACCAGAATAAGCAGTAGCAATCTTGAATGGTGATAATGCTTCATCACCAGCTGCAACAGAAGTTGCGTATGCTGAACCGTCAGCTACAGCGTCAGCATAACGTACACGTAGTGTATGAATCTGAGCAACTGGACCTGTCATTGGTTGTACACCAACGATTTCGTTAGCAATAACTGTAGGCATAACACGACGGATAACTGGTAGAATAACACGATTAAGTGTTGCTACGTTACCTGCTTGTGTACCACCTGGTGTTGCATTTTCTGCCAACATTTTACGAGTGTTTTCTAAGATTACGCCCATTGTTGTACGACGTGAACCTTGTAAGCCTTCTAGCAGAGCGTCTTTGGTTTCGCCCCAACGGCTTTCTAATAATGCTTGTGTCATTTCCATTTTCTCCTATTTAGGGTTAAGTCACTTAAGCCCTGCTAAACGTTTGATTTCAAATACATTGTCTTGCGACTCTGTTACTTTAGTTTCAACTTGTGTTTTAGCAGATTTATCACCAGTTACTACTTGACGGCTCTCAGTTAATACTGCGGCCTTGGGGGCAGGAGTAGTAACAGCAGAACTGTTTAGCACAGCTGGTAGATATTTTTCATATGCAGATTGTAACTTATCTGTCTGCACTGATTCAAGTAAGTCACGCATGATTGCAGACTTCTCTTTGTTTAAAGGTTTCAACATTTCTGCAAGACGTTCCTTGCGTTCTGCTGATTCCTTAATGATACGGATTTCTTTTTCTTTTGATTCAACTAAAGATTTTTTCGCTTCAATTGCAGAAACTGCTTCTTGCAGTTTAGCAGTTACAGTTTCAACTTGTGATTGTAACTCACGGATTTGCTTGTTCTCATTTAAGTGAGTACCTGCAAATTCGCTAGCGAATGCTTCAAATAGACGACGACCAAACATGTTCTCACGAGCAATTTGGATGTCTTCTTTTAGTTGAGTCAATTCTGACTCTAACGAACTGGTAATAGCCTCTTGAACGGCTTGAGCAGATTGTTTAACAAACTTGGCTTGTAGTTCAGCTAGTTTAGCTTTACCTTCAGCAACTAAACGAACCTTAGTTTCCACTACTGCTTGTTTGTCTGTTTCAAATTCTTTAATTTCTTCTGCAAGTGCGCGGATTGTGAACTTTTCTAGTTTGCTAATAGCAGACTCGTAAACTTTACGATCGTTGCGTAGTTCGCGGATTTCTTCTGATAATTTGCTTACCATAAAATCGTTAAACTTGCCGGCTGATTCGCTCATGTGCTGTTTAAATTTCACACGGTCTTCAGCTAATTTCTTCTTTTCGTCTGCAAACTCATTGAGTTCAGCAGTTAGAGACTCGGTTACCATTTTGTCAAGAGCTTCAACCATAACTTGTTTGTCATGTGAATAACGTTGTGCGAATTCTTCACGTAGTTCAGCACGAGCCTGCTCTTTTGCTTCAGTAACTCTGGCTTCCCAGGCTTCAGCAATAGCTTGACGTGTGTCTTCGTTAATAATTCCGTTATCCAACAATGGTTTGATAGCATCTAACATTGGATATTTCTCCTATAGTTTTAGTTCTTTGATAAAGCCTGTCATGGCTTCTTTCAGGTACTTTTGTACTCGTTGATCTTGATTGGCTTCTTTAGCCATCTCAAATATTTTCGCACCGCCGTTCATGTTCATCAAACTTTCATAAATTGCTTTAGGATAAGCGTGAGGAGCACTAGGTTGTGCAACAATGTCCACAGTAATGATTTCAAAATCACTAACATGACCACTGCCTTCGTTAACATTACCAGATCCACGTGAACTTACACCTAGCTTAACGCCACTTGTAATCATGGATTCAACTAATTGTCCCATTGGTGTTGGTAATATCTTCAATTTGCCAAATCCACAAGGGCCGTCCATCCACATTTGTTCAATCATGTGGCTAACGCGATCCAAGTTAATTTTCAAATCGTCTGGATGATCTACTTCGCCTAGGACGGAGTATCCACCTTTAATCTGTTCGTTAATAGTTTCTACAGCCTTTTGTATTTCGTGAACGGGATAAACACGTTGGTTAGCGTTCTTCACGCCTCCCTCAATGAATATCCCTTTCATATAGAGATTCTTACCCTTCCCGTCAGTCTTTTCTTCAGTGATAACCTGAATACCAGCCCGGTCAAAAGTTAAGTTCTCGCGTAGGTACAAAGCCATTTGTAGTTCCTATTACTTCTTACCAGTGTTCTGCTTTTGAACACTCTTATCGTTAACTGGAATTGAGCCATCATCTCCGGCTAATTTACCAGTTTCTTTTTCTTTAGTTTCTGCGCCACCACCTTGATGTGCTTGGTTAGACTTAAATCCAGTCTTTCCTGCGTCACCACCGGGTACGTTTTGGAATTTACCAGCGTGTGGCAAATTGCCTTCACCTTTGGTATATTCGTTGCTTGGTTGTGGAACGGGTTTGTTATCAGGGGACTCGTTAGCACCACCATTTGCAATGTTGTTTGACTCGCCACCAAAGTTAGCACCTGGGCCTACTGAGCCAGGCTTCTTATTGATAGTTGTTTTACCAGTTTTGTTGCCTGTACCAACTGCTGTACCTTCAGCTGCATCACCTTGACCGCCGTAGATATCACCAATCTTGTCAACATATTCACGCATTAATTGTGCTGTGGACTTGCTTTCCATTTTGCCAGAACCGCTTTTGCCGCTTCCAGACTTACCTGAACCGCTTACACCAGAACCGCTTTTGCCGCTTCCAGACTTACCTGAACCGCTTTTAGCAAAAGGATTACCAGCTTCCATCATGCCCATACTTTCTTCTTCAGGATGTGGCTCTTCTTCACCAGCTGGCTCTTCACCTGCTGTTGCTATTTCCCCACCGCCCATGATTTCATCAAACTTGGCTAATAGCTCGTCAAGTTTGCTGTCAATATTCATTACAGTACCTTCAATTTCTTGGTGCTCAGATGACAAATCATCAGCGTCTACTTCACCATCAGCTGGCATGCTACCGCTCATATCGTCCATGTCATCCATGTCATCCATGTCGCCGTCCATTGGGGCTTCGTCGCCTTCGCCCATTGACTCTTCGGTACTAATTTCGTCAACCATGTCTTCAACTTGGTTGCCTGCGACTTCTTCCATAGATTCTTCATCCATGATAGATTCATAAATGTCGCGTGACTTCTCTACAACGATGTCGTGAAATAAAGCACGAGCTTTGTCATCTTCATCGTTAATAATATATTCAATTAATTTTTCAAACTTGTTCATTAGAACTCCTTAATAAGTTGGCTTTGTAAAGTTATTTACAAAACTACGCATATTTAGGGGTTAAATGGGTGTTTTTTGAATGATTTTAGAATACTATATAGTATTCAGGCTTTTATAAGCCGGGTGCACCGCCTTCGGCTGCCGGTTGATACTGTTTTGATACAGCTTTTAATTTCTTTTCATGTTCCAATTTACGAACATCGTGTCCTTTACGCAATTGGTTTAAATGCGCTAAAGTAAAGCGTGTAGCACCACGACTGTCAGTCTTTTTAGCTATATTCTGATCATCTTTCTCAGAGTAATAGCCTTCCGGTGCGTGATCAAATAGTTCAAAAATGTTCATAATACTATTTAACCTTTTTTAATTAAAGTGCTGGGCCACCGGCACCAATGGCACCTGCAGCGCCTTGCTCGCCGGGTCCACTTACACCACCAGGCACTCCGCCACCTTCAACACCTGTGTCAGGTCCCAATGATTCTAAGTCAGATGTAATACCACCCGGGCTAATACCAACACTACGTGGGCTTGGTGCATCAGGGCTTGCAAGCTCAGTATCGCCGCGTTCTTCTGCCCATGCTTGTTCATTTTCACTGATTTCTTGTTCAGTCATTCCTAAATAACGCTTCATTAACCAACGCTTACTAAAATAAGGCATAGGTTCTAGCTGTTGGAATGTAGCTATACGTGCACTATCAATGTCTGCTTGGCGATATTGTGCAAAGTTTTGTGGTTCATTAAATGTTAAATCAAATAATGATCCGTCAATATTAAAGCCTCTCCAACGCATAAACAGTTTAAATTCACTGTCTAACTTCTCAGCAATCATGCCTTGTAAACGTTGGCAGTATTGGTTAAAGCGCCATTCTTGTATAAGAGCTGTACCAACGCGACCATCTGTGTATGCTTGGCTACCGTCATCAGCTGTAGTAGGCAAATAACTGCTAGGAATACGCAAACCACGGAATAACTTGTTAGTAAAGAAGCGCAAATCAGTGATTTCACCTAGATTAGCACCACCGGGTAGCACATCTACACTAGAACCACGTGCATCTGCTGTTACAGGGAAGAAGTAATCTTCATTTGTACTTAATGGATTATAAGTAGCATCCATCATTGATGCATTTTGATTAGTTCCGCCACTCTGACTTGGTATACGACGTTGATGAATTTCGTTTTTGATACGTTCCACAAACGCCATAGCCAAGTGACTTGGCATGTTACCTACGTCAATTTTGAAGATACGACGTTCTGGAGCACGTTGCACACGGTAGATAATAATGCTATCTTCTAGCAATTCTTTTTGCTTAAAGACCTTAAAAATGTTCTCTAATACGCTGTTACCAAAGGGCCAATATACATCTAATCCCTCTGTTAAACTGATGTGTAAAACGTGTTCTGCGTTAATTGCAGCTTCATTTTTAGCGTGGCTAAAGCGTGAACCACCACCAAATGGGCTTTGTGGCTGTACATAAGCACCACTTGGGCCACCAGTTTGCGGGTGATTCATGTAAGTATCTGTAGTAGCAACCGCAGTAACTGTTAGATTTTGGAAATTGGGGTTTAAGTCTTTGATCAAGTACTGCTCAGGCTTTTTACCTTCGCCTTCGTTAACAATAACTTTAGTAACTTTACTCATTTCTGTCCACATGAGTTTAAAGTTTTCTGGATCACGAATAAACACTTGATCGCCGTATTTTATTACGTTACGCACAATCTTAAACATGCGTTTGTTAAATTCATTAAGCGCAACCCACTGTTGCAGTTGTTCTTTAATAATGTTAACTTCGTTATCGCTAGGGTCTTCTTTAAATTTAATTCTGAAACTTGTGTGATTTTCTAAGTTCTTTTGGGTACAGAATTCAGCTAAAATGTCTAATGCAGCATTAACTTCTGAGTCCATATCCATTTGTTCGTACTGGTTATAACGCTCAACACGATTTGGTTGACCAGTGTAAACTTCAGGTAATTGGCTTTGATAGTTGCGATAAGACGCATCAGGCAAACGCCCAGCACCTAGTGGACTAATGTTACTAGGTAGATTGTTGGTTTTAAAGTACTTTTTCCAGCCGGCCATATTGTTCTCTGTTATGCTATATTTACCGCATTAGGCTTGTGCCCACAAGATCTTTTCCGAAGTATCTCTATGATCTTTAGTCACTGATAGCATTTGTGCCATTTTATCGTTTAGATCTGTTAAAAGTGCTACAGCCATATCGGACTGAGCAGACTCAGTAAATCCAACTTTTTGCGAATTTGGCTTAGCATCTTGTTTTGCGTCTTTTCTAGCTTGTCTATCTTGCTCAATGTGTAAATGTTGCCCACCAGTTGGGTCTTCAGCATTAGAATGTCTTTCAGCATGATAGCCCGATCCCTTAAGCATTTGATTAATTTCATCTATATGGCTTAAAATATCTTTACTGTTTATATCAGCAGCTTCGCCTTGTCTATGCAGACTATTTTCGTATTCTGCCCCTTGATGAAATCGATCGTTAAGGGCTGTAATCTTAGCACCAAATTTTTCTGCAATCTGTTCTGCAATTTTAACCAACGCAGGATCAGCGGCACCACCAGCAGTTGATTCTGCACCTTTATACAATGATTCTTTACCCGGAGTAGGAGTACCTGTAGGAGGTATAACATTGCCTGTATTACCTAAACGATTGTTTTCTTGTCTACGTTTGTTTGCTTCTTCAAGTTCTGCTTGTCTAGCGGCCCTGGCTTTTGCAATTTCTATTTGTTCTAGTTTTGCAATTTCGGCCGGATCTGCTCCGTTTTCTCTAGCACTTGCTACTGCTTCTGCAGCTTGATTAGCGTCTGCACGTCGTTCGCTTACTGGAGCTGATGTGCCATATCCCGCTTCGCCTAATAGTTTATTAATAAGACCAGCAAATTTATCAACAGCATTTGAAAATATAGGTGTAGCAGAACCAAATTTTTCAATTAACACTTCATTAATTTTGTTTAACTTAGTTGCAATTGAGGCCATGTCGCCAAGACTTTTTATAGTAGTTTCATCGCCTGTTATTTTTAATTGATTAAGTCCCTCAATTGCACCTGCTATCTTAGGTATATCAGGACTAACTCCTGCGGCCTTTTGACGATCGTAAAAATCTTTTACTGCTTCAACTGTATCAGCAGTTTTAGATGTACCTTTTAAAAGTCCCACTAACACTTCGTTTGCGTGTTTGACATATTCGTTGTCAGTATTTTGATTATACTGTGCAACACCTGCCATTTGTTGTCTTTCACGTTCTCTAGCCGCAGTTTGATAATTTTGCAAATCATCTGCTTGTTTTTTAATTAATTCCTCAGTGGTACCTTTCCACGTTTTGGTATAATCTAGTATGTGTTTAACTAATTCTGCTGTTGCACCAAACTGTGCTTGAGTAAACTGGTTATTGGTATTAATGATCTGACCGTTGCGCTGTATATATTCTGTGCCAAACTTGTCAAATGCTGGACCAAGTCTATCAGCAATTAAACTTAAAGTTTGATCTACTAGCGGTGCTGTTTCGCCAATTTCTTTTTTAGCTAAAATATACCCAGCTTGTTCTTCACGTGCTTCTTGTTCTTTTTTAATAGAATCAAGATTTTTTCCAGTTAATTCAGTTAATGCTTTTTGTGCATACAAGTAATCCAGTGCACCTTTTTTAAGTTGCTCTTGATTTTTTATTACATCAATGCCAGCATTGGCTTGTCTGGCTGCATATTCCGCAAGTGCTGAATCAAATTCTGCAACACCACCGTACATCACCAATAACTGTTGATCGGTTTTTCTTAGATCTGCGCCCCACTTGCCAACAAAGTTAGCTGACGTAACCATACTACCCGAGAACTTACTAAGGCTATCCGCAGAATCTGTTACAAATTTTGAAAAATAATCTAATCCTAAGTTTGATTTAACTGCTGCTTGTCGCATTAACTCTAGGCTACCACCAAATGACAAACCTGTTTTACTCATTGAGTTATAAGTATTCAACATTTTTTGTGCATTTTGCAATTGCATTTCCATTACTTTAGTAGTAATGTCGATTGTTAATCCTAATGCTTTATCAGCAGCCGAGAATATTCCACCTATAAAAGGTATCCCAGTAAAGGCCGTTGCCACTACATCAGTGACTGCCTTAATGGTATTGCCCATTAGTGTTAGTGTTGGCGCAACACTTGCAAATACTTCTGATGAATTATATGCTGAGTTAGCAGAGCCAATGGCACCTTCAGCAAAATTCTTTAATCCGCCAATGGATTTTTCCACTGCATCAGCAACTGCTTTATTACGCTGTTCTTCTTTTTTACCTAATTCTTCTTCTAGTTTAATCTGTTCAGCAAGTTGCTCTGCTTGTTGAATGTTAACACCTTTTAGCTTTGCTATACTTTTAATATGAGCTTCTTCTTCTAATCGTCTTCGGGTAGCAGATTTAGACAGTGATGCAAAATCGCTGTTTACAGACGAGATAGCAGACATGAGTTTGGTTAACTCGTCTGCTGTCATTGATGATGGGTCTAATGCCATATTTAATATACTCAGTTAATAGTACAAGATAAGTACTTATATCAAATATTTATGGAGATAAAAACATGTCAAATTCAGTCGCAAATCCTTTGGCTAAACATTTTAGACAACCTGCATTGTATTTAAAATTGCCCAGTAATGGCCGTTGGTACCCCGAGGGTACATTGGATTTGCCAGTCACAGGCGAAATTCCAGTGTACCCAATGACTGCAAAAGATGAAATAATGTTTAAAACACCAGATGCATTAATGAATGGTACCAGTACTATGGAAGTTATACAAAGTTGCTGTCCAAGTATTAAGAATGCCTGGAAAATGCCAGCAATTGATATTGATCCAGTACTGATTGCTATTAGACTTGCTACGTACGGAAAAGAAATGGATTTTACCAGCGTGTGTCCACATTGTGGTACTAAGAATGAAAAAGCATTAGATTTAACATTCATGCTTGATAAAATTACACCAGCTGATTGGGGTACACCTGTAGAAGTTGACGGATTACAAATTATCTTAAAGCCACAAACCTACGAAGATTTTAACAAAAACAGTATTATTAACTTTGAAGAACAACGCATTATGCAGTTAGTTCAAAGTGACGAAATGTCTGCAGATGAAAAGACTGAACGTTTTAACGATATGTTTAAACGGTTAATCGAAACTGGTGTTAACCAAGTAAGCAAAAGCATTGCGGGTATTAAAATCGAAGATGGGTCAGTGGTTGATAATCCAGATTTTATCAAAGAATTCTTAGAAAACTGCGAACGTCATGTTTGGGAATCTATCAAAGAGAAACTAGATGAGATCAAACGTGTTAACAGCGGATACAACAATATAGACATGACCTGCGAAAATGAAGAATGTGCAAAAATATTCACAACACCATTTGTATTTGAACAGTCAAGTTTTTTCGCATAAGGCTTTTGACATTAAACAATGAAGAGATTGTCGAACTACTTGAATCATTCGACAGAGACTCAAAAGCCCTTAAAAAAGATCTCTTATCTATGTGTTGGTATATGAGAGGTAGTATATCTTATGATGATGCTGTAATGCTCTGTTACGAAGATCGAAGAATTATAAGCAAGATTATTAAAGATAACTTAGAAACAACAGAGAAGTCAGGTTTGCCATTCTTTTAAGATCTCTAACGAGATCTGTTGTTTCACTTCGTTCACAACATTATTTTTAATAAGAAGCGAAGCGATTAATGTTTCATCCAGATTGTTTGGTCACACTTTGCCCGCACAGGGCAAAGAGAGCTTCATCCGAGTTACCTCAGTCACTTAGCGTTACAGCATTACAGAGGCGGTTGTCCGGTACCTCGAGCTGTGTCTTTACACAACGGCGGGTTTATATCTATACGCTAACATACATATAAACCGTGTGCTATCACTAGCACGTCATTTTAGCTTTATATTTCTTTTCAAACAATCAAACCGTAGCATTTTACGATCTTCGTCCTGTCAAGGATAGTGATTGAGTACTCTTTACAGCGAAGAGATTTCCATCCCTGTGATCCGGGATCCAGGTATAGGGCACACGAACTTAGCCTGTGCTAGCATTACTGTTGATTTATTTGCCTTAATAAAGTTTAAAAAGATTTTGGTAGTGTAAATGGAATTGTATAAAGTCTTTGTCAAATAAATCTATAGTAATTGTGCCGTTTTTATCCCAGAAGGTAGTGTTTATTAAGTTTTTGTCGCAGTCAGTTTTATACGAACATAAATGGAACAGTCGATCTGTATCCCAATCTATGCCACCAAACTTGAACTGCTTGAGTTGTACATATTTATTTTCTGTAATCTTATTGTCATATATTTTTGTATCTGTGCCATAATTTTTGTTTGAAAGTGTTAAAGTTAATGTATTTGGTAGTGTAATTTCGGTTTTAATTGTAAGTTGGTCTTTGTTATTATCTTTAAATGTGCCTAAAAATTGATTTCTTGATTTAATTTCAACATCCATTGTGCCATTGCAATAGCCAAATTCTAAAACAAATTCTAGTTTAGTTGTTTTCATACTACTGTAAATCCACATTCAACAGAACATATTTGTTTTAATTCTTGATAGTACTGTTGTCGTTGCTCATATGAGATGTTTAAATTTTGATTAACCCACTCTACTCTATCTTTTTTAGTGTGAATAGGAGTAAGCATCATGTTTTTTCCGCCTTGCTCTAGTTTAGTACCGGGCAAAACATCTAACGGGGATAAAAATACTTCTATCACGCTGTTGTTAGCATACTGCCAGCGATCCCTGAACCATTGCTTGGTAAATTCGTAATCTTCTAGTGTTTCTGTTGGGTACGCTACAATTAACAATAAAGTCTGTGTAATTCCGTATTTTTGTCCCATTGCCAAATGATAATCAATATCATCGTTGTTAAACGATTTACCTAGATCATTTCTCACATGTTGTATAACACTTTCTACACCCATGAATATTCTAGCATTAGTTGCCTGCAACTGTTGCCAAATTAATTCAGGATGTTGGCTAGCAGGTCTTACAATAAAAGATCCTTCCCAGCTGATCTGTTCACTTCTATACTTTCCTCGGTTGTATTCTGTCATCAACGACAGTAATTTTTTAAATTCTTTGAGATTGCCATTGGAAATACTGCTTCTAAAGTCAAAATGCAATATGTCGTGCTTTTCGTATTGGTGCATCATTTGCTCAAATATTTTATCAGCAGTCATTGACTGATACTTTTTCCAAAATGCAACAACATCACAAAATTCACAGTCTCTTACACACCCTTTACTATCCATAATGGGAATAGTAGGTTCCTTGTACCAGAACCAGTTATAATCACTGTAGTCGGGTGCAGGCAAACTGTTTAGATCTGTAACAGGAATCCAGTTTTCAGAGTTAATGCCAGGGTATGTTAAATTGCCTTTAACGTATTCCACAAAGGCTTGTTCGCCGTCACCGATAATGTAGTCGTCAATTAATCCTAATTCTAGCAAACGATCCCTGTATGTTATATCTGTTACGTTAGTTTTAAGTCCCGGGCCGCCAACTACTATACGAGCACTGGCATTTCTATGTCTAATCGCAGCACATAGCCATGCTGTAAACACCTGACAATCAAAACAAAACAAACTAAGTGCTATTATACTGGGATTGTAGGCTAATATGCGATCAGCACAGTACTCGATTATTCTTCCCACGTCCTCAACAATCAAGTCATCGACTTTTTGTTTGTAGAAAAATTTAAGTATTTTATCTTTATGAAAGTGCCCGGAAACTTTTGTAACAACTTCAGCATTCAAATCTAATGTAGTACTGTTGATGCCATGTTGAGCTAAGGCTGCTTTTAACACAGCTGGAGCTGCCATTGGTCGATTAACATCAACATAAGGCACCGAAGCAATAACTATAGTTTCCTGCATTTAAATTTTGTTTATAATGTGTGATCCGTGTACTCTGACACTAATCTGTCCGTTGTAATAATCTGTTGATTCTAAAACTCGGTATCGAAATTGTTCTCTGGCTTCTATGTAACTGCACTCAGCTTTTGATTTACATAAAAATAAAATTTCTCTTTGAAATTTATCGCGCCCCAGTGTTTCAACATCCTTGTTTAGTTCTATGTTTGAGCCATAATATGTTTGCCAGTCGCTGTCTATTTTGCTTCTAATCTTCTTTTTCTTTTTAGTGCCGTTTTTGAGTTTTACTGTTTTGTATGTTGTTTTTGAAAATTTAGCTAGTTTTTTTCCAATATACTTTCGACCAGTGACTAAATTTGTTATCAAGTAAACAAATCCAACACAGTCGTCGGGTAGCGATTCTATTAAGGTGTTTTCGTAAAGCCAGCTCATGCATAGTAGTTATCCCAACCATCCAATAGAAAGTAATTTTTAATTTCGGGATCAGCAAACCAATTCCATTGATCTAATTTTTTATACAATAAATCAGTTAATTCTGTATCTCCTGGCATGTTCAGCATACCAATAACATTACGCATTTCATTGTCTGCGTGTAACTTTTGATGTTCGGGTTCCCTGCCGTTTGATTCAATACCGGCAGAATCTGAAAATTCCCACAATTTAAACTTTTCAAGCAATCGTTGTTTGATATCTGCGGGCAAGTTTTTAACCTGCATTTCTGGGGGATAGTCTAAGGTATTACTTAAAATACCTAAGTTATTATCTAATGCCCATTGCAGGGTTTGATCGTATGTGTGTACGCTTAACGCACTGATAACAGTACGTAGAGTTACATAATAATTCGGTGCTTGAAATTGCTGTATCTTTTTAATATTATCAATGACTGCCTGGGTACTTGACCCTGCTCGTATAAAATCGTTAAGTTTCGACGGCGATTCTAAGCTGATACCCACGTCTACATGGCGGAATTGCTGTAGTTTTGTGAATATTTCTTCACGATAAATTGTTCCGTTAGTACTGAAGCCAAAGTAAGTGTTGGTCTTGCCTGCAGCAATTAGTCTATCAATTAGCTCTTCAAATCTGTAGTTTAAAAATGGTTCACCACCAATAACGTGTACAAATTTTAATTCTGGAGCGGCAATAATACTTTCTACCAGATGATCCCAGGCCTGCTGATTATCAGTCCAATTAAGTCTGACGGGATTAGCTTTTTCCATAAACGCAATTTTACTGCTATAACTGGGTTCGCAGGTCCTGCAATATAAGTTACACTCGTTACCTAAACTAAAGTGAAAACTGCGAATATTAACTTCGGATAAGTTTGAATTTTGTAAAGTTTTATAGTCAGGACTGTGTGCAAATGTTATGCCATACATATGATTATTATGTATACGGCTTTTTAAATTTTCTCGTATGCGCTTACTGCTACCGCCTCCGGATTCAGCAACATAACAAGATCCACATTTTGTATCCGGTATGCCTATTAGTTTACTATAACGATCAGCATTCATAGCAGTATGTGTCATCCAGTCCGGAATAGACATTGTCTGTATGTTGTATTTGTCGGCTAAATTAGTACCAGTAATCCAATTACGTTGCATACCGCAGGTATGATAACTGCCGTCGGCATTGATGTGGACTTCAAACCACGGTACTGTACAAAAAACGTTACGTTGCTTCAATTACAATCCTGTTGACATTTTACTCTACATACTGGTAATGCACCAGTTGCAAATGTTCCTATTAGTTCGTCCCAACATGGGTCTTCTAATATTTCTTTTATACTTCTTGTGTGTATGCTTATACGGTCTGCATACTTTTTAACAAATAAATTCTGTTGATATCCAGTATTAAACCATCCACAAGGATATACGTGTCCTTCAATTGTAACATTAATTTCTCTGTTACCGTTAAGACATTTTGCCCACTTGTGTTGCTTCCTATTCAAATTGTAAGTAAAAGGATCATCACGTCTAAATACAACTTTTTCATGGTAGTGTGCATGCCCTTCAACATGACTAGGATCCACAGGCTTTAACGGATCCACCCCATTGACTAGATATCGATTATCAAACTTTGAACTGCGAACAGGTTGAAAAGTGTCGCAGCCTGAATTTTTAGCGATATCAGCGAGTTTGAGCATCTTGTCTTCGTTAAATTTAAAATAGATAGTACTCCAATTAATATAACAAGTACCAACAGAACGTAAATCACGTATGCCATCTAATATACTTTCAAAATCGCTGTCGACTCTATATAGATTGTTGGATTCATTGTCCCATCCGTCTATGCTAAAAATAACGCCGTCGTTGTCATCTAACAAAGAACCTAACTCGTGCCACCAGTGGGATTTTTTATAACTGCCATTGGTAATAAGTCTAATTCGAGTACTGGAATTTTCTTTAACATATCTAACAATGTCAAGAAATTCAGTAGCATATATACTATCACCATGATGCCCGCAAAACAACAGATATTTGATCTGTGATAATACCGCAGGTGTAAAAGCGTTCTTAAACACCGCTAAGGAGATTTCTCTATTTAAAAATGGTAGTAACAATTCCGTGCGCGGACATCTGGGGCACTTAAGCACACACTTACTGCTAACTTCAACTTGTACTATATCAAGATTGAAGGATGTCGATATCGGTGTTGTAACTTGTAAATCCATTTTCTTTGACCACGTGCAATGTGTTGTTAACTCTACCTGCTAGCTCATCTTTGTGTGACACAAGCCAAATACTTTTGTTTGCATCACGACTCATCTTTTTCAGGATAGCTAGCGAGTTTTCAACTCCACTACTATCCATACCGCTGTCAACTAACTCATCAATGAATAACAAGTTAATAGGCTGATATAGACTTTCCCACACATCACGGAATGCCCACGATAAACTTAAAATCAAACGATTGCGTTCACCACGTGACAGGTTATCAAAGTCTAAATCTCTACCTAGTTCGGTAATGGCTACAGTTAAGTCGTTGTTAAATTTAACTGTGTGTGGTAAGCCAATACGATCTAAGTATTGTCCCAGGCGGGCGTTTAAGTAACTTAAATTCTGATCAATAATACGTTTACGTATAAAACTATCTTTGTTTGTTAATAACTTTAACAAGAACTCTTGATGGTCTTTGAGATTGGTTAACTCGTTCATCACAGAGTAATCAATTTCTTCCACTGCTTGCTCTTGCATGTCTTGAATTTGTTCTGCATAAGGATCTTGTTCAGTTTGCTTTGCAGTCAGTTGTGCTAGCAAACTGCCCATGCTACTACGATGCTCAAATGCGTCCGACTCTTTGTCATAGTATACTTTTGGCTGTGCACCTAATTCACCTAATGCTTTAAGTGCGTCAGTATGCTCTATCCATTGTGTATTAGTTGACAATGCTTGTAATGCAGCCTCTTGTAGTGCTTTGTGCTTGCTTTCTAGCAATGCTTGTTGCTTTTCATCGTGGAAGTCTTGACCACACGCATGACACTTATGATCTTCTAAACTGGCAATTTCGTCTTTTAGCTGATTAATCAGTTTTTCTTCACGCTTCTCATCTAGCTCACATCGTTTAATCCATGCAGTACAGTCAGCAATTGCTTTACGTTTTGTATTGTAATCAGTTAATGCTGTATGTGCCAGCAATTCAGATTCGATATCTAATTGACTTAATTCATTATAAGCTGACTGCAACGATTCAATGTCTTCGTTGTGCTTTTTAAGCCAAATACTTTGTTTACGTTTTAGATTTTCAATTTGTTCTTCAATGCGCTTGTTAGCATCACCTACGGCTTTAATTCTAAATTCTTCTTGGCTGATTGCATCTTTAGTAGTTTTAATTAAATCTTTAAGAGCGTCAGCCTTTTCACTTAGTAATGTAATACCTAAAAGTTGCTCAATGATTGTACGTTGGTCATTGGCTTTTAATGCTAAGAAGGGCTCTGTATATGTATTAAGAGCCACAACATGCTTAAACATGTCATGACTCATACCTAACATTCTTTCTATTTCTGCTTGCGTTTCTCTGCTGTCACCTTGTGCTTCGTCGGTGATTTCTTTTTCTACGTCACCAACGAAGAATTTCATAACACCAGGTTTACGCCCACGTTCAATACGATATTCAATACCGTCTTTTTCGAAATCAATAGTAACCATCATACCTTTGGTATTGGTTTTATTAATTAAGTTGTCTTTTTTGATATTAGTTAGCGCATTACCATAAAGAGCATAGGAAAGAGCATTAATAATTGTTGTCTTTCCTGTGCCATTACGTGCACCAGAATCATCGCCGCCTAAGTCTAGATTTTCACCTAAGACAAGAGTTAGGTCACGTCTATCAAAATTGACAGCCTGGGTAGTTGCACCCACGCTCATAAAGTTACGAACAGTCAGCGTTTTTATTTTAAACATCTATAGAGTATAGCAGAGTTGTTACTTAAGTTCAATGTTATTGGTTTTCAAGTACGTGATATAGTTTTCACCATATGTCTTGTAAAACTTTTTAAATTCATGAATTGATGTATGCCATGGCAAATATCCAATTGGATCCAGTGCTTCGTCCATTTTATGTGTGTTTATCACTTCAACAATGTCTCGTTGAATTTGATTTTTTACATTGTCTGGTAAATTTGAACTTGTAGCAAACACCATGAATGGGTTCAACATTGTTAATTTTTTACCTGTAAATTCTGATAGTGTAGGAACATCAGGAAAACGTGAATCACGATGATCAGACACAACAGCAATATAATTTAATTTGCCGGCAGCCAATAACTGTCTTGTTGATGCAACAGTAGTAAAACTATACGTCATTAATCCATTTGACAAATCAGTAAACCATTGGCCATAGTCTCTATAAGGTACATGAACTCCTGCAACATCAAATGCTTTACTTAGTACGATTCCATCTACGTGTGCTTGGCTTCCAATTGCCCATGAACCATAAGCAGGATTCTTTTGTAAGGCTGTTTTAAATTGATCTAAATTTTTAATATTTGGTGGTGTAACCAACATCATGTCAGCTTTGATAAATCCCATAAATGGATCTATAGGCTTTAATAAATCCAATTGATTGGTAACAACTGGATACACAGCTAAATTATCTACTGTACCAAAGTAAATAGTTGCTTCAGCTGGTTCTTTAGCAAACGCAACCAACGATACAATACCATTGCCCCCGGGTCGATTGTCGATTATAACAGATGTTTTCCATTTTTCTGACAAATCTTGTGCTACTTTTCTAAGTGCATTGTCGGGCCCGGACCCCACCGGCATTGAACTAACAAATTTAACAGTTGCTGGCGGAGTCCATGCATCTTGTGCTTGCACACATGCTCCTACGAGTCCTAACATTAATAATGCTAGAGTTTTGTTGATAATTGATTTCATAATAAATTAAATTCTCCTATTTTATAAAATTGTGAAGTCATGCCGGTTATACCATCACGTTTGCCTACAGAATTGTAAGTGATGTATTTTTTGTCAATTTGTTGCTCGATATAATCTAAACTGTATTCCCAAGAACCAATCACAGACGAATCTGCATTGGCATCAGTATACATCCAATTATCTAACTCGCACCAAACCAAACTAGATGGTTTTTTTACTTGGAAACGATTTTGATCCCAATAGGGATATATGAGATTGCGTACCATTACTTCATACTGATTACGCAACTCGTATGATTTTGATGCTTCGGGGGAAATCATCGGTAACAAATGTACATTTTGTTTCATGTAATTCATAATATGATGCGTCTGCACCTTAATAACTTCAGGCATATCCGGAGACCAATAAAATAACTCAGTGGCTCCGTATGTTTCATCGTACCCATCAAAGTTTACCATGGTACTGACCATTGCATCTAAATAAAATACAAAGAAATTGCCGCCAGTGTAGCACATACGAGGCTTGTCAACTCCGTATAATTGACAGCCTTTAACGCCTTTGTCGTTGAATTTACGCTTATAGATATCTAGTGCTTTCCAACGCATTGCATGACTTGGACTCAGTTGTGCACCAGGACCTTTAAGAAACCAAGGATTGTTTTCAGCATCACTGCTGGTCCAAAAATCAATTTGATCATCGCTGTGATCATACAGCTCAATATGTATTTCGGGATGATTTTTCTTAATGTACTGTATATCGGGTAGAGCAGTTAGATACCATTCACTCATATGGTTTCCGGCGTCTCGGTTAGTAGTAACTTCAAATACTTTTTCTGTGCGTTTCCAAGGATTGCGAACACAAATTTCATCAAGTTTGATGTTATTTTCTAAGAATGCTTTTAACACATTGTGACTATCTGCACCACCACTGTAGTTGAGAACAATATAATCATACTTTTCTCTAAGTTGTAGCGCACGATTTTTATAAACTTCTTTGAGACTTAACGTTGGAGGTGTTGTCCAATCAAATTTGTCTAGAATATCATTATTAAATACCCATTGGCATGGTTTGTTGGTACGTTTCGATTCTGCTAACGCTTCAATTTTGTTAACAAACATCTGTACACCAACGGTGTAATAACCAAATCGTGGTATAATTTTATTATCTAAGAGTTGCACTTATAAGTTCCTATATATGTCTAGCAACAGGTCTGGGTTATATTGTTTACTGTCAATTGTGTTTAGTTGACTATAAACAATTTGATCTACACTTTCAAATTCTATGTTGCCTTGAATTTCATATTCTGTTAAATCAGTTACTTTAGCCGGAATAAGTGTAATCTCTCTTAAGCCGTAAGTGCTGATAAATGTTTCTTTAATAAATGTTGCTTCTTCGTAGCTGATATCAATATCTAAGTTAACACGTACATGCATATTCGGTTGCAACATTGCTTCGGTATGCTTTAATACATCACTTAATTGGAAAACGCGATACAAGGGTTGGTTGGGCCATGCATAATACTCGGGTGGCTTGCCCCACTCTAATATGGTAAGTCCGCGATCGTCGTCTCCAGCATCTGCGTAATTGTGCGGAAAGCAATTTCCAATGTAGGTGATATTCTTTTGTGTTTGTCTTTTGTGAAAATGTCCGGTATAGACGTGTTCAAAATTTGAAAAATGTTCTCTGCGTATCTCACCATGTTCGGGCATGGCTACCATAGCATTCATTAAGTATCCGGGCAGTTCGAAGTGCCCAAACATATATTTACCTTTTAATTTAGGAATTCTCTTATGATCGTCAGAAACCAACCAAGGAGCAATAACCACATCGCCACTGCTAAACCAGTCGTTACATATTTGTACATTAGGGAGATGTTTGGCCCACTCCACGCTTTGTACGTCTCGTTTGTCGCGATAATACAAGTCATGATTACCAGGAATAAAATATACACAATCAAAATTGTCATTTAAATGCTCTAGTCCTTTAAGTGAGTACCCTAGTGTGAGTACATTAATTGATGCCCTATTGTTGTGATAATCTCCTAAAAAGAAACACGTCTCACATCCTTCCTCTTTTGCCTTACTAGTAGCCCACTTTATAAAGTTAAGACAATCTTCATTGTGTTGTGTGCTATTTGACTTTAAGCCAAAGTGAATGTCTGTTATCAACATTGCCTTTTTGAATAAATTACTCATTACATCCTTTATCTACAATCCACGAGCGGATCTCGTAATTTTACTATCTTGTATCCCTTGAAGTCAATTTTTTTGGCACATACTCGTAATCCGTATTGAACATCGATGCCAATCTCTCTTGTAGCCGATCCACATGAGTTGTAAATTTTTATACTACCATCAGGAAATGTGATTTGAACTTGATACCCGTATTTTGAATGTTGTTCTTTTTCTTTCTCGGTAAACCCAATAGTAGCAATGCGATCTAGTCGAGTTTGTATTTTTTGCTTATATGATTTTTTTTCTGCTTTACTTAAGCCATTTTTGGCATGTTTCTTTTTTAATGTTTCGGCTCTTTTTATTATATGGTCTGAAGTAATATA